TGTTTCTTGATATTTGCATTATATCTAGAAATAATTTTATTCAAGCTAGGTGCAGATTCGTTAGCTTCTTCAGCTTGCTTATTAGCCTTATCGATCTACTCTTGTTTCTGCTCTTCACTAAGTGTATTCCAAGTAGGAGCATTGACATCAGATTTGTAGTTAAAGTCTAATACAAAGCCATTTTGATAAGCCATTCTACGATTTAAAGCTCTTTTGTACAGTCCTTTAATTACAGCACTTTGCGCAAAAGCATTTTGAACTTCTTCAGAATTATTGAACTCAATTGATAGATCTTTAGGATCTACTCCAATTATATCAGATACATCTTTTAAATTACTTTTATGCTCTTTTAAATCTTGTTTAACTGATTCTTGAATAGAAGCTATATTTTCAAGATTTACGTCTAATCCTTCCTTATCCTTAATAGTCTTTAAGAAGTTTTCTCTATTCTTTAATTGATTATTAAGTTTAGTAAGAGACTTGATTGCTGCCTGTATTTGATTTATTTGTTTGAATACAGATTTATAAGATTCATAATCTACTCCATATTCAGGATCTTGTGCAATAGCTTGGTCATAGAATGTTCTGATAGTAGCATCATAAGAATCATCGTCAGCATTGTTTAAGGCAGTATTCAAATCTTCTGCTGCTACTCTAGTATCTGCTCTGTATGTTTCTTCAACATTCATAGCCTTAAGAGCATTCTTAAGTATGTTACGATGCTTCTCTGTTCCTCTAGTTACTCCTAAATCGGTAAAGTTATTATCTAATGCAGGGTTGTGATATAACATATTAATCTTTCTAGCATCTGCTATATCAGAATTAATATCTTCTGTTGTTACGCCCTCTGGTAAGAAGTTATCTCTAATATCTTCAAGTGATTTCTGTAAGTATTCAAATTTCTTACGCTTAGCCGCATTATAAAATTGGTCTACTTTAGCATCATTCTCTCTATTAGCAAAGTCATGTGCAGACATTTGTCTTACTTGATTATCTGCCATCAACTGTTGGTATGCATTATAAGAACCACTAGCTACAGATAAAGAAGAACCCATGATAATACCAATAAGAGAACCAACCTTCATTGATTGTATAAGTTCATTATCATTATTTAAGGCATCATCAGGATGTAGACCAGCTAGTGCTAAATTAGATTCTACACTCAATCTAGCATTACGACCAATAGATTCTAAGATTGTAGCATCTTCTCCTCTATACTTATCATATAAACCTTTCTGATATTCACTCTGTAAAAGATTCTGCACACCTTCTTCAGTACCTTCAGATAAAGCAATGAAACCGGCTTTGGCTGCCATAGAGCCTAAACTACCTAACAAGTGTTTAGTTTCATTAGCTGCACCTGGACTTCTTGTTATCTTGAGCAATGCCTTATTGATATTACTATCTACAAACTTTTTACCAGCTTCTGCTGCTTTAGATAATTTAGAACCAGCTGTAGCAAGCTTAGTACCTTTGAGTATAGAGTTCATAGCGGCTTTACCGCCATAAGAGAATACAGATGCTTCAAGTAAATCCAAAGCTCCTAATGCCATGTTGCTCTGTTCTACTTGTCTTAAACCATTATAAGAGTCTATCTTAATCTATTCAAATACAGGAGAACTTGTAGCCACATTATATACTAACATATCATTAAGTATATCATACTCTGATTTATCAGTATTAAGACCTAACTTGCTTAATTCCTATTTACCTTCTGTAATTATCTTATCAAAGTCTACATTCTTTTCATTGATTGCATTAATTACTCTAGAAGAGTAAGAATCAAATACTTCACTATTGGTTTCAGCTTGTCTTTGATACCATGTTAACCAAGTGTTAATACCAGCTTCTGCTACACCAATAAGTTTACCATATCCAGGTAATGCTTTAGCGGCTTTACTTGCAGCTAGAGAGGTAGCAAAAGATCCAGCCATAGCACCTATCTCAGATAGAGATGAACCAATTTGTGGTAACGCATACTTAATAGAAGAAGGGTCTGAGAAATTCAACTAGTTTTCATCTACCTTCTTTCTAAACTCTGGAGTAAGTACATCAGGATTAAAGTACCAAGTACCTTGTCTGAGTTTACTTTGTATATTCTCTAACTCCTACTATTTAGTTTCTAGTGAAGCAAATTTAGGAGGTAAAAGTAAATCAAGATCATTAAGAACGCGAGTTCTATCTTTATCAGCTGCTTTAGCTGTATACTTCAGATTCTGTATATTATTGTAATCTACTAATCCAGAATCAATAGCTCCAGTTAAAGCGTCTTCTTTACCAGATGCAAATATCTGATTAGCTGTATACTTAATGTTATCCCATACAGACATATTACTTCTATCCACACTGGTATTAGCATCGCCTAAATCAAAGTATATGCTACGTAGTTCTGGATTTCTTAAGATAGTCTGTCTATATCTTTCTTCATTTTCTGCTAAGTATGTTGATAGATCTTGTTTACTTGCCTGATCAGTAGTCTTATTAAATTGATCTAACTGTTCTTCGTATTGCTTTACAAACTCAATCTCAGGTATGGTTTTACCTTCATTTTTAACAATATCACCTTGCAGATTAGTAACATTAGTTTGCAGTTTCTTTTCTACTAAACTATTGTATAACTGTCTAGTTTCACCATTCTGAATTGCATCTTTAGCAGTTCTTGCAAGCTGTATACCAGTTGCTACTACAGGATTGGTGAATGCAAGCAATGTACCAAAAGTAGAAGAGGACGCATCTTCCGATGTATCCTTCTACTCTGCTAACTTATCATAGTCTATATCTGCAATTTCCTCAGATACATCCTCTGCTATTTCATTATATGTTTTAGCTCTTTCATATTCTTGAGGTGCATAACCATAGTTCATTGTGTTGAACGATTGTACACCAACGCTAGAAAAGTCACGAGCTGTATGACCATTACCGAATGCTTTCATATTAAAGTCTTTCATATTCCGAGATTTCGGCCTGAATATCTGTCTGTTTAGAACTCAAACCTCTCGTCTTTTTAGTATAGATATTATCTGCTTCGATAGCTCTCTCACCTTCATCTGCGATAGGAGTAACTACCTGTACTTTTAAATAGAGACTAGCATTATCGCTCTTAGTACGTGTTCTTTTTGTCTTTCTGTCTATTACATTTCCTTCATCATCTAATTCACTTACTGTTGACAATGTTTCTGAATCACCAATATCACCTTGTCTAACTAGTTTACCAATTAAACCTTTGTCTTCAGTAGTAAAATCACTTAGCTGATCAGCAGGTATAAATACATTCTTTACATGATATACTCTACCTCCATCTGTAATAGTTCTTCCTTCCCCTTTTACAATAAAGCCGTTAAATCTATCTCCAGATTCCCATAGCTTATTGAACTTGTCTCTAGCGATAATACTTTTACGTAATAACGGATTCTTAGCAGCATCTCTACCAAGTACAGCATTTCTACTAGTACCCATCATAGCGTAAGCTAAATTATCAGCGAGTATGAAATTACGTGAATCATTTGCTAAGTATGTATTGTCGCTTAATTTTTCAGTAGAACCATCTTTAGCATATATGTTATTGGCACTTGGGCTTAATGGTGCAGATACTACATCTAATACCCATTTAGCTCCAGCGTTTAAGTTCTTTTTATTCTTAGCTACTTCTAAGAAACCAGATTTTAATTTGTTTTGAATTACATCTGGAGACATATTATACATAAGTGTATCCCTCTGTTCAGGAGTAAGTTCTTGACCTCTAAGCATACCTTGTATAGTCTGTTGATTAAGCCCACTAAAGTTCTCAAGTAATTTCTTTCTACTATCATTATGAATCATAGTAGTAAGATTGTTGAGCATGGTAGGAGTTTGTTCTTTAGCTGCTCTTCTGGCTGCCAATTCCATGCTTTTAAGGAACCAAGGATCTCTTTCTCTATCTTCATAAGCAAATTCCTTAGCAGCTCTGTATATACTATTGACAAATTGATTTGTAGCTTCTTCGGGACTAAGACCTTGCTGTTGTAACACTTCAATGTGTTTCTGTGCTTGAGGAGTGTTAAGTATACTAGATATATTCTTATCTACTTCTTCTCTAGTTCTAGCTTCAGATACACCTTTGTATTCCCATCCTCCTTGATTACGTATGAATCCAGGTTTAAGGTTATCAACAAACGGTTTCACAATGTCTACCTCAGACTTATATGCTAACGGTGACACGTCATTAAATATACCAGCAGCTTGTGTATTATAACCTGCGTAATCTACTTTATGCCACAAAGGATTATACTTGTCAGATAACATAAGTTGCTGATCTACTTTCTGTCTCTACAACATTGCGTCTCTGCTTTGCTTAAGATTGCTTAAAGCATTATAGTCTACATTATTAATCATTGACTACAGTCTAGATCTACCTTCTTGTGTTTTCAATAAATCAGGATTACTGGCAAGTTCTGTAATATAATCCTTCATTGAACCAATAGTAAGATCATAATATCTTTTAGTATCTACAGCCGAAGGAGATTGAAATTCACTCCATTTCTGTATGTTGTTTTGCAAATTAGCAGCTGCTTGATCTACAGCTGCTTTTTGAGTAGTACCAATTCTATATAACTCTCCAAAGTTAATGGGTACATATGTATTGATAAAATCTGCCTATGCTGGCTAGCTATATCTATTTACTGCCATATTATTCGTATCTTAGGAAGTTAGTTAAATCAGTATTAGTAAAACCAGATTCTAAGAACGGTTTATATAAATTAAGCATTTGCTTATCTCTCCTCTTCTGGTTACGCATAAGTTGCTGAGTTTGTGCCCATTTGCTTAGTTGTCCTAAACCTGCATTTCTTATATTATAAGCAGCCGCTCTGTTTCTAGCACCCAAATCGCTAGAAAGATTAACAGCTCCAACATACTGCTGACCAAGATTGTTAAGTGTACTAGCATAATCTGCATCAAATTGATTCTGCATATTACTAGCTTGACTATATAGATTAGCAATCGCTTTGTCTAGTCCAACAGCTGATTGTAATCTATAAGCCATATTAGCTCCTGTGTTAGTATTAGATTGACCAGCATTATAATCTGATATTGCTCTACTAGTAGACAATTCTCTTAATGCTGGAGTAATATCGTATCTACGATTACGCATAATTCTAGCAACAGTTCCTGCATATGGATTCTATACATCTCTTACTTGCTCTGCACTACCTGAAGTAAGATTAGATATTACTGGAGCAAGCGATGCTATTGAGCTGGCATATTCTCCAATGTCTCCTAATTTAGGAAAACTAAAACGCCTTCCTTTTCCAGTTCCTTTACCAGTATTACCAGTAGGTGCTGTTACTGTTATTTCTGGCAATGCAATATTATCAGTAAGATTAGGCATTCTACCCATACCTTTGCTGTCGTAGAAACCTGTGAGTACTTTATCTTGTCCAAGCTGAGAACCAATAATGATGTCTCGCATAGTATCGTTCACACTTCTGTTATATCTACGATTTAAACCTCCGTCCTCAAAAGCTTTAGTCTTTGGTTTAATTCCCTTTTTCTATTTTAATACTTCTTGCTAATTGAATAATTCATCATGAATCATAGCATTGTTCATGGCATTCAATTTAGCAGCATTCTAAGCATATTTATCTTTACCTTTACTTTTCTTTTTTGACATCATTTCTTCTCCCATTTGTGCAAATGTTTTCTTAGTTCCGGGAACTTTTAGAGTATCACTAAGTATCTTAGTACCATAAGGTAAGTTAACCAGATTAGAGTCAGTAGGTTTACCTTGTTCGGGTACTTTACTAACATTACCATCTGGAGTTTGAATCAATTCTCCATCATCAACATAAGCCAAACTGCCAGCCGTACCTCCATCTGCAAATGTGTATGTGTCATAATTATTGTCATTATACCAATCTGCTTGCAAGTTGGCAGTATTAGATACTGCAATTCTATTTGCTTGTACTTTAGCTTTATCTTGTTCGATCTTACGTTTCAATCGCTTATTACCAAATGCACCAATTAAGCCTGTGCCAAGCGAATACTGGTTATCTTCAGTAAATCCACCTGTTTCAGTAATGCCACCTGATTTACCTACTAAACCCATAGCTGCTCCAGCAGCGGCTCCTATAGCTGCTCCTTGTGGTCCAAACATTTGACCAATTTGCATGCCCGAACCTGCACCACTGAATATGTTTCCAACAGACTATCCTACTGCCTGTCCAGATGTAGTAGCTGTAGATTTACCAGATAAACTACCAAATAAGCCTGCTGTGCCTTGTATCATATCTGAAATACTATCTGGTGTAATCTTAGCACCAAATGCACATGCGCGTGCTTTCTTTCCTTTCTTTTTCATTATACTAGTGAATATCTATATGTTGTATTAACGTATGGTAATTTAAAGGTCTTATCATTATTACAGTCAAATACATATTCACACTGTAACCATTTACCTCTCAATCTACCAGCATTTGCTTTATTCTCAATCTGTTGTGTATCACTCAAATTTATGTTCTCTCTACCTATAGCAAATCTATATGTATCTTCTCTATAATCGTAAGCATACTTAAGATCAGTATTTACTGTATCGTCATATGTACATGGTGGTAATGGATTAGCTTCTTGACTCTTAGTGTGAAATGTAATATTTGTTACTATGTTATTCATAGCAGTTAGATTGTCTGCTGTACTAGGGTCATTGAATTCTCCGCCAAAGAATACATTATCAAATACTTTAGTATATAGAGTATCCTTGTTTACATAGAATTGTACTTTAGCAATTTTAGTTTCAGGAAGTATTCCGTCTATATCTAGAGTATTAATCACATAGTAGAAGTTATCTTTAATGGTTACGATCTTATTAGAGAATGGTAGAGCCCACTGAGGATTAAATGTATAGAATGAAGTAAATTGACCTAACTGTTCATTGAATATCAATGATTTGTCATAGAACTTAAACCATACTTCATTGTACTTCTTATCATAGAATGCTAAGCTTACATTACGCTTGTTCACATACATTTCATTGAGATAAGTCTATACGCCTTTCTCTTTAGAGATTTGTGATACTTGTCCAGTGTAAGCACATATTTCATTCTTATCAAAGTCGTACCAATACAGTACATTATCAGAGTGTACTATACTTCTATCATTTACTATAGATGAACCATTTGTATTAGTTAAATAATCAGCCCTTGTGAGAATGCCACCTGTACCTAATGTTAACTGACCTACATTATTGTCTTGAATAAGAGATCTTTCATTTACAGAAGCAATACCTAATGCAGTATCCTACCAGAAGAATAACCTATCTTTGAATGATGTCAGATTAGTGATCTAACCATACTTGTTGTCTACATCTAAATAGTTAGCAAACTTGAACTTAGTCCAATTGTCAAGTATTTCATTGTTAGTTTTAGCTTCAGAACAAGCAATACGATTAGATGTAACTACATTATTCTCTGCATATATAGAAGCTGATATATACTTTCTACTACCCGGCTGTGAAGAGTAAGTAGGATTATAAGCGAAGTATGGTCTATCCTGTACATGATATGCACCTAACTGACCTGGTTCTACCTGAGTAAAGATATCAAGGAAGTTATCACCACTTCTAAAGCTTCTGTGCACTGCATCACCGTACGCTAGATTCAAGTTAATACTTGATTCAAATGGTATATATGCAGCCGTGAACATCTTGTAATCATCCCAATCCTGAGGATCTTTCTTCTAGAAGATCATAGTCAAAGGTTGATCCAATAGACACAAGTAAGTATCACCACCAAAAGTATATAGAGTATGTGTAATACCAGATATATCATTACTATATGAATTAGTAGATATATAGATAGAGTTCTGTCTAGAAGTAAATGTATTACCTCCATACTGACTACCATCTTTCTTTATATTAACTACAGGTATGGCATTACGAGTATATGCAGAATCTAGAGTAGAAGATCCATCACCAATAGAACTAAATCTAGGTATAGCAGAAGTAACTCCAGGAATATATGCAATCAAACATGGTCCAAATGGTCCAGATTTGTCACTAGTATTTTCTCTAGGTAAAGCATACTGAAAGTTAGTAAGACCCATGTTCAAGTATGCGATATTACCAATGTTCACATAGTATGGTGATTTATCATTGATAGAATTATATGGAGCCATAGGAGGATACTTAACATCAGTAATGTAAGCTTGTTTCCTACCATATGCAGATCCATTACCAGAACTCTGTAGTCTATAATATTTACTAATACCAGAACTTAAAGCATATCTACTACTGGTGCTTTCTTGTCCAGCTTTAGAAGTATCATCTACTAACACACCTACTGCACCATCAGATCCATCTGTTACAATTCCTATCTTATTTACTTTAGTTAATTCACCAGCATTAGGATCTGTATCTCTTACCTTAAGAGCATTCATCATAATACGTGGCTTACCACCTACCGCATCGAATTGAGATACTAACCCATACAAAGATTCTACATATGTAGGTTGACCTTTGAATGACTGTTCTATCTTATCTTGCATAAAGGATATCTCTGGTGAGATAAGAGTAACATAATCAGATTGTACTTGACTATTAGGTAAGAATGCATTACGTACTCTATCAGTACCATTGAAACCAACAGTTGTTAAATCACCAGCTTGATAAGTAAGAAACAGATAAGGTCTTACATCCGTACTACCTCCTAATTCACCAGTATCATCAGATGCTGACATATTACCAACAATAGACATAGCTGCTTGCATTAAGATGGTTCTATCTGCTTCAGTTCTGTCACATCGTACAATTTCAAATGAAGTACATCCTGCTGGCACATTTCTTACTTGGAATTTAATACCTAATGGTCTAGCTTGTAAATTAGAACTACCTGCTGCGAATGCTGGGCATTCCACAGAATGTGGGAATCTAATATCACCAATCCAGTGTACAGGACTCGGTATATTTTTTTCATTATAGAACACAATACCAAATCTGTATACTTCATCTCTCTGATAGCTTCTGTAGTTAGCAGCTAAGTATGGATCAGCATAATTAGGTAATCGTACTCCCGGTGCAGGCAAAGCTTGTACTACTTCTTGAGACCTAGTATCTGCATTATATAAAACAACCTGACTTATGTTTTCAGGTGCGCATTTAATACCAACTGAGTCTTGAGATGCAACAGACTGTCCTTTACCTACCATTTCATCTAGTTTGAAATCAGTAGTTACAAAAGTATAGTCAATATTTGGTCCGCTACCTCCTCTTAATCTATTACTACCAGATTTGATATTACTATATTCATATCTATTTGTATCATTAAAATCTACGCTCTTAGTAGTATTAAAAGGATTAATACAGTCATGACTTTCAGGTATAGAGTCGTAGAATTGCTTCAACTCTGTAGCATCTGTTGGTAATACCTTACTTATGTTTTCAGCACTATTTGCAGAATGTAATACCAAAGTACCCGCTTTATTACATCGGTATGCTCTTGCATCATACTTAGGATTCCAACTATCTTCTTGAATATTGGCTGCAAATAATCTATTATCCATACGAGTAAGAGTCTTAGCTATAAACTGATAACCAGTTAACGCATTAAACTCTTCAACACTTAACTCTCCAATAATAGTATTACCATTATCTATATAGTTGATTTCAGATTGAGTAGGAACTAAATCTATTTCATCTACTATAAATATTCTAGGAGGTTGATTGTTGTTAGTATAAGATAAACTTATTATTCTACACTTCTGGTAGTCTTTGCTAACTAAAGGAGCTTTGAGTACACAGGATTTACCAGAACTAACATTCTAACCCATTCCTTCATACTATTGTACTGTCTAAGTAGTAACGCTAGCTGTTAAGTGATTAAGCTCACTAAGAGAAGATAAAGTACTTTCTGAACCGTGTATATTAAATAATTGGTAACAATACTGAATTACCCCCGATGCTAAGTTACCTCCATCTTGTCTGATGATTTTGAAAGGTGGAAGAACTGCTCCCGGAGTAATATCAATAGCATTTGGAGTTTTGATCCATCCTTTAGAATCTACTAATGGATTAGTAGCACTTGTACCAGTGTATTTACCATCTACTACATTAATTACTTTAGTAGCACTTTTACCATCTGTAAAGTATACCTTAATGTTAGTATCTGTTTCATAGTTAGCAACACAGCTGATATTAGTTTCATTTGGATATTCACAGAGCTTTAAGTCACCTTGTAACACTACTGTTTGTTTAGGAGTAGAATCATCAAATCCTTCAACTCTATATACTTTATTGTGCGAATAGTTACCATTCACTATTACTTTAGTGAATATGATAGCCATTTTATCAATAGTAGTTGCACCTATTACTATTTCATCATTAGTAATATTACCATTGTACTTTCTAACTCCTTCAATACCTTGTAGTGCTCCAGTAGTACCATTATCATTAGTTATGATCCTAACATTCTCAGCATAACGGTACTGGTTATCCTTTATAAGATTCACATCGACATCCATATTCATGCCAGATGTAAAGCTATTTGTTTGAAATGTGTTGGTCATACTCTATTCTAATTGTATATTATTTGTTTATCTCCAAGTGTATCAAAGAACGTATCATGCTCGTCTATCTCTGGATATATTCTAAGCCAGCTATTTTGTATACTCTGCATTTCATCTACACCAGGCATCATTGCTTCTGCGTATGCTTGTTTCCTATAGAAATTCCAAGAGTTCTTAATATCATAGTATACATATCTAGGAGTTTTACCAGTCTTATAGTTAGGAAACTCTAGCTTCATAGTAACATACCAATAGATAGCTTCAGAGTATGAAGGATTATCTGGTATCATTGGCATACTTTCATCATCGGTAGGTATTGCATAATACGATATTTTAACAAAACCATTAGGTATATTGGTCATAATATATCCCGGTTTAGTTGTATATTGTAATGCATTACTGATAAAGTTGCTATCATAACCTATATACTTACCATTAACAGTAGGTACAGTATATTGATTAAGTAAAGCACTAAGTGTCTGTCTAGTGTTAGGTGAAGAGTTAAGTATATCTAACGCTTCTCTATCACTAGTTAAATTGTATAAGTTTTTTACTAGTATAATCAGTGGTTCATCTTGTATTAACATCTTTGGGTCATTACAAGTACCACAAGTATTTATACCAAAAGAGCCAGTTGCCTTTCGCATAGGTAACCAGCTTGAGTTGCTGAATGAAAAAGCAACCTAGTCTAATCTATATAGATCACATGGTAACTTAGTCTAATGGCAGTTAACAGGTAATACTACTACTTTATGTTCGAGCTATTGTACAGCACCAATCTTTTCCATTGCCTCACCTATCCACTCTTTGATGTCAGATATTCTGATATCATCTTCAGACATGTCATTATCAGCAATGATTTTAGCTACAACCGCTTTTGAACTTATTAAATTGTTATTTATCATAGTTTAATCTTTTAGCGGCTAGTTAAGTTATTTCAATATAATCATGCTCTTTATTCTTGATTATCTGAGCAAGTCTTCTCTTATTTGCTCTAGTAAGTATAAACTAATATTTAGTTTTATTAGTAAGTAGTGACTCTTTCTTTGACCAGTGTAATCTGAATTTATAGTAATCACTATGTTCATTTAAGAAGTATACTATCTTACCTTGTACTTTACTTTCGTGATAATCTATTCTTAAGCTTTTACTATCAAAATTCTTAGGCTATCTCTTCACAATACATAGCGTACCTAACCGACATGGCAACTTAAACTCTTTACTTCCTTCTATTACTTCCTATTGAATGTATTTAAAGTAATCAGATACTATATTTCTAAAAGTAGAATAAGGTATATCATACACTGTATCCTATTCTATATAGTTCTTGTAGCTTACATAATAGTCTGCAATAGTGTAAGATTTTCTATTATATTTAAGTTTTTCAGTCTACATTATTTCTTATATATATTCTATGTATTATCTTGTGAATTGTTAGTATCGTCAGATGGCATCTGAGGCATAATCCTAAGTTCTTTACTAAAGATTAAATCTTTGATTGTAGGTATCATGTGTGCTGGAGCTGGATATGGAGCATTAGGATCAAAGCAATCTGCTACATCAGCAGGATTCTCAGGTATAATACCAATAGTAATATACTCTAATTGATTACTATCTCCATCTAAGTATATACGATTATTCTTTACCCAGCAAATATAATCTTTGCAAGTATACTTACGATACTTCTACGCTTTAGCTTTAGTTTCATCACCTATCTAGATTAGGTTACCATACATATCTTTCACAAAGATAAGCCCTGGTCTTTTATGAAACTGAATTAGTTTAGGTAGTTCATACTCAGACTGATATAAAAAGTGTCCAGGAGTATCTTCTACTTTATCTAAGTGCACCATAGGAATAGTAGTTACATACATATCATTTATGTCATAACCTTTATCTATTTCCTATCTTATTAGATATGCTCTATATTGATGTATCCATTGTTCTATCTGAATCCTACTTATATGCTCAGATTCGCCGATATTACTATTGCGCAATTCTAAGAGTATATCGTCCACAATTGTTGACAGTGTATTTAATTTCATCTCTACAAATATAACGTTATCTAAATAAAACGTATTCTTAGCCTTTTTTACGCACTTTCTGCTATAGGGTATACAATTGCACACATAGTGTAATAGCTCTTCTTTAAAGGCAAAGAAATGGGCAATAAAAAAGGCTAGTCTTAATGACTAGCCTCGTTCATAGCATTTTGCATATTCTATGGTAGCATCTATTTCATTGGTGCTGGAACCATTTGACTTGCTTGCTTTATAATATTCTTTAATTCACTGACTTCATTCTAAAGCTCCTTTATTCGAGGATCTTCTTTTTCTTCAGGTTTAATATCTAACTTATCAAGTAGGTCTTGACATCTTTTCATCTCTTCATCACATTTAGCGATAGAGTCTTTTTTAGCTTTGTAAATATTGTATTGATCTTGGATGATCTTGACTATTTCGTTTTTATTTGTGGAAATAGTAAGCCCAATAGAACTGTCACTAATAATGGATCTATCGACTGGGACTGTGAACTTTTTTGATTCTCCGTCGCTGGTAATAACGACATCCACTAATCTCTTTCTTGTTTGTCCAGGCATCTAAAACTAGCCTTGAGGAAGAGCTTCATCATACACGTTTGAAACAGAACTGACTGTACCAACACTGTAGCTAGTATTCTTTTTGAAAGTTCCCAGAACTTCTACTATATAGACATTATCTCCTGTTTTTAATTCATTGAACATCATAACAAATATAAGTTTTTGGGCTCCTTTTTTAAGGGAGCCCTTTGTTTAAACTTATGCAGTAGCTGTAGGAGTATTAGCAGGATAAGAATTGATTAATTGATATGTCTTAGTACACTTGTTATAGTATATCATATATCTAATTGACATCTTCAAATCACCTGCCTACACATCTTCTGCTAACGCACTGCGTAACATAGAAGTACTATCTGGAGTAGATTCTTCAGCTTTAAGAGTTACTGGAAGATCTGCACTAGCAGTAGGAACTTCTTGTCTTACATCTAAGAAGAATAGACCTTCATTTGGAAGTGCTCTCCATTCTGCTTCGTTAACGTCATATCTTACTTCAGTAGTTGAAGCGGTAACACCTGTAGTTTTAAGTACTGGTATACCAGATATTCTATTTAATCTACATCTCCGATTGAATCCTGTTCCAGGAAATGGAAAGAAAGGAAACGGAAATAATCTTTGGTTCGTATTATAAAAAGGATACATAATTACCTCCTTTCTATTAGCAACAACCGCACTGAGTATTCAATCCATAATTTTCACCTGCAAATGCACCATATGCAGCAGCACGTGCGATTTCAGGATTGTAAACTGCTAATTGAGGATACGGTACGCTTACTGTATTAGGCAACTTACACTTAATACCATCTACATCACTTTGCAGTGAGTTCAGACGATTAACAATCGGTGCAGTGTTAGCCTGTACTGTTGCAGCAATATACTGATTCTGATTAGCCTGAGAGATCTGTCCCTTCAGAGCAAGATTTTCAGAAGTCAGTCTATCCATCTTATCTTGACGATAAATATTCTCAAAGTTATCGATCTTCTGAAGTATAGCCTGAGTATTAGCTAAGTTAGAATCACGTAAGCTCAGTGTATTCTGATTCATAGTGTTTACCAGAGTATTAGTCTAGTTACACATAGCCAACTGATCTTCATAACCCATCTTAGTAAGATTCAAGTTTACACTGTCAATAGAACGTTGCGTGTTGCAGCAACATTCAGCGAGCTTAGAAGCTAAAGCAGCATTGCCAGAAGTAATAGCATTAATAACTTCACAGCTTGATAATTTCACATCACAAGAGATCTTACTAACACCACTATTAATGCTGTTCAAAGCAGCAGTCACTGAGTTAAAGTCACAATTCAGTGTATTAGACAGAGAGCTGATAGCTTCTTTATTACCATTAATTGCTTGCATTAGCAAGTTTGTATTAGCGTCAGTATTCAGTTCAGAAGCAAGTCTACTGGCATCGTTAGCGCCTCTACCGAATCCATTACCACCAAATCCACCCCAGCAGAAGAACAGGAGGATAATCCAAATCCACCAAGCTCCGTTACCACCGAATCCGTAGTTGTTATTCATCATAGCCATAAGAGCTGCGGGGTCCATGTTACCTTTGTTAGCATTCTGCATCAGTGCTGCAATACCTGCATCGATACCGCGATCCTGTACAATAATTTTTTCTTCACCTAACATAATTGATTATTTTAAAATTGATTTTTAAGTTTTTGATTAAAAACGAACATAGCGAATTGAACGTCCATGCCCATATTCCGAATATGGTTCGTATTCACGATTTCTTTCTTCTCTTTCGTAATCATGATCGTAATTATACTCAGAACGTCTACCCATCATACCTGACCTTCTTCCGCCTCTACGCATCATTCCATGATATTCGTATTCGTCGTCATCGTCATCGTCTTCCTTGTGACGTCTGCCATATTCTCTCTCGTAAAGTTCTTCTTCAGCGTTTCTGATTTTGTCACACATTATGTATACATAATAGTACCACATTTTGCCTTCTTCTATATCTTTATCACACAACCAAGCTTTTGCAAGCTCAACAAAGTGTTTAGGGTTATTAGAATTAGTCATATTAACTACTACTCTGTAATAGTCTGAGTATACCATATTTAATGCAACATACCAGTCATACTTATTGAATTTTTCATCCATACGTATGCCGTGCTGATTGGCTAACGAAGTGGTTTCTTCTATTGACCAATGTTGACCTCTAGAGCCATCTTCATTTTCCATCTTGCTTACTGCTTTACGAGCCATTTCCTCGTCAAAGTGAGGACCATGTTCGGCTTCATAAGCCTTAATACGGAATAGTCTATGCATATTTTATTATTGATTAATAAGTTTAATAATAGGGTTATTTCTATTATTTATCTGTCATTTTGATAACTCTGGTATCTGTTACTTTGATAAGATCATTTGTGTTCTTAATTTGATATTTCTATACGCGATCGCGCTTCCAGTCAAAGTGCCAGAATCTTTTCCATAAGTTTTTATACTTGTTACGATATTCTTTTTTCTCTTCAACAATAAGGATCTACTGATTCTTTAAGTCAAGTATAGTTGTTAAGATTGAATCTTTTCGGCTAACCGTGATGGTTGTCAATGAATTAAGCTTTAACTCTTTAGTAAAGTCAACCTCCTTAGTTATTATTTTAACTGTAGTTGTGTCCTTCATTTCTGTATTGATTACGTGAGCCTCTTTGAGATTCTGGTCTTTGACCTTTAATTCTTTCTTAGCCTTATTTACTGCCTACACTAAGCTATCTTTACTTAGTTTTAATTCATTAACTGTAAGCTATAAGACTCTATTCTATTTTTCAGTGTTATTGAACTACGATTCATAGTATTTATAATTGTTATAAATCTGAGATATACGAGCATCTTGTGTCTTAATTTTATTACCTTGCCATACACAAGTAAGACCTAATGCAAGCACTGCTGCTAATAATAATTTTGTGAATATATTCATAATGGTTAGTTTTAAACTAGGCAAATAAAAATGGCGTACTAACAAATCAAATTTGAAAATACGCCATTATGTGATACATTCTCACTAAAATTATTTTGGAGCCTAGTATTCTGGTAATAAGTACTAGATCATCTGTGCACTCGATCTAGTCATTTTATCTACTAAGTCTTTGGTAACATCTACTTCATTAAAACCTCTGGTATAACTTACAACTAAGTTGCCAATCCAGTTATCATTTTCATCTGTCATTCTACGAATAGCCAATGTCTTGCATCCATTGTAAAGCATAAGTTGTTTCATCTTTTTATCGATGTCTTCCTTATCTACATCATCAATCCATATGTAATCTTTGTTTGCTAATTCAGAAGTGAACTTTGCGATAGTTGAGATCGTAATATCTGTCAGGTGAGGTTTCACGCTAGACACATCACTTCTCTTTACTTCTAAAGTAACAGAGATAAATAGAGATTTATACAACGGATGTGGCTGAATTATGTATACCCTATCCGCTTTCAAAAAGTGCAATAGTTCCCATAGTTCGCCATATATAGTAGCTATATCTCCAGCTTTCTTTATATTCCTTTGTGATTCCTCTTTCTTCCAACTTTCAATTTTATAATCAGTTATCTTATTCTTTGTATATTGATTATAAGTAAACCACAATGCTGCGAAAGCTGCTATAGATGATATTATTTCTGGTAGTTTCTCAATTATTGATGTCAACATAAACTTGTTTCTAGCTAAAAAACAAATCCCAATCTGTTAGATTAGGACTGAAATATCTTTGATACTAATTATAAAACGGTAAGGGGTAGATTATGTTTCTACCCCTTTTCCTATATCAGTATGTACTAATAGCGTATTTTATGCAGCTGGTGTTTCTAAAGCAGTTACTCTTTGTGTTAAAGCATCAAGAGCATCTTTTAGTACTTTACCTTGCTGTGCATCTAATGCAGAACCAGCAGCAGATGTAGTCAGGTTATTAACAATGTTAGTCTTGTTTGCTTGTGCAGCAATGCCAGCTAACTTGTTCTTTTCATCTGTAGTATAGTCATTAGTGCTAAGAGTTTTACCAGATACCTTGTCTACTTTATCTCTTTGCAAAGTACTTACCGTTGCTTGTATTGCCTGAAGTGCAGTACTAAGTTCTTTAATAGCTTCATTTTGTTGACTATTGGTACTATCGTTTACTATCTCCCATTTCTTTGTATTGGCATTGTAATACTTGATAGTACCTTTGTAATTGTTATCAGTAGTATCAATCCAATATGTAGTCTCAGCAGGATTTGGTGCTGTAGGACTTACTCTAAAACTTACTTGCATAATTATAAAGTATCACTAACACTTTGAACATTATAGTAATTAGTCAAGTCTGACTGTAATGACTTGAAAGCAGTAGCTACAGTGTCAATCAAACTTTTATATTCACTGTTCCAAATATTGATAGATGTACTACCATTACTTGACACACTGCCAATATTCATAGGAGCTTCTCCTTGTTTAACACTCACCTGAGCATTAACGTCAGATACTGCCTTCTTTGAGTCAACATTACAAGTACCTTCAAAAGTAAGATTATCACTCGTGTAAGTATATGTAACTTGTCTAATTTCTTTTGTTACGTCTAGTTTATTCATTGTTTTAATCGATTAAAATTTATTTTATTAGTCATTCATTCTATTGACAGTTAGAACTAATCTAGCAAGTTCCTATGTCTAATATTTATACCATATAAATATTACTTTTTCTCCTACTTGGGAATCATACCCACCTGTCCATACTTCAAATTGATCTGGTATACCAGGCATATAATAGTAATCTCCAGCCTATACTGTTACAGCATCAAAGTTCTTACTCCATATTTCAGTTTCGTGTACATAATCAGTACTATCATTAACGTATTTGTACATCATTAACGTAGTAGCGGGCAAGTTTCCTCCAGCATATAACTGAGCATTTACAATTGCTGATAGAGTTCTTACATCCAAATAATAAGGTTTTGTATTAAGGTGTCTAAGAACAACCTGACATCTAAGTTGTGTTTTAAATTCTTCATTAGAAACATATTGCGCTTCAAATACTGTCTTTGTACCAGCTACATTTCTTAGACTTTTGATTCTTCCTAAATGATCTCGCATATATACATGTGCCCATAGCTTTCCACCAACAGTTCCTCCTAATCTGACATCATCGTCAGTAAGCTTAATAATATTGCTTTCTGTTCCTAATGGTATTTGTACTTCGTGATAAGTTCCATTAGGATTACTGTTAGCTCTAAAGCTTATACATATTCTAATATTATCTGCTTGTTCTAGAATATTTGGATCATATATGTCATGTAAAGTGAGGCCATTACCACTAGCGTTTGTTTTTGGTATATTTAATGTGCAACTGAATCCTTTATTTAGGAATACCTTACTAGGCATACTAAAAGTAAATAAGTTGCTAGAAGCATTAGGTTCATATCCACCAAAATCACCTAATCTAAAAGGATCGTTTGCTCCACCTTGAGGAGGAAGATACTACCATACAGACTCTTCTACACTTGGACTCCAAAGTATGTCAGAACCTGGAATATTAAATCCACATAAACCGTTTCTGCTTCTCCACCAATCTGTAGAATACATTATTGGAATTCTAGTATCATCTATAAGAAAAGACCCAGGATCTGATCTACCTTTTAAAGAATCTAATCTTACTGGTTTATATTTTGCAAAAGGATTAGTTTTACCATGATTATTACTACACAAATAGCCTACAGCGTGAGATGATACACCTAAATTATTAGCTACAGCAGTAGTGGTTATTCCAGTAGTTGCTACCATCACTCACCTCCTTCTACTGTAACATCACCTGTAACATATATAATGCCAGGTTGACTAATATTATTTACTGTAATATCACCTTCAAGAACTGTAGCATTTGAGATATCGATTTTATCGAGATCTGCAAATGAAGTGATATTAATCTATTCCGAACTTGCTTTCGGAATTGTTACTATTCCGAACTTGCTTTATAACTAAATTCCCTTTAATTACTAACATTGTATTTTTATTTTTATCCGTACCAGAAGGTTACTTGATAATTTGTTTCAAAGCCAGTAGGTACTCTACTAGGATCAGCAGTAAATGCTTCTACATTATCTCCAGCAGGATAGCTTCTAAGATAAGAAGGTCCTTCTCTATAGTTGAAACTAGTTACATCTAAACTTCCCGCATTTCCAGCTTCAGTACTACCCCACTTATAAGTAATCTTAGTAAGTAATTTACCATCTGTAGATACTCCAGAGTTTAATCTGTATGTACCACTAAATCTTGTAGTATTGTTAGAAGTAACGCCTTCAGCCATAGAAAACACATTGTACCTATAACTACCACTTTCTTTTACTGCAACTGCTGCTGTAATTACTGGTTTAGGATCAATAATAATTCGCATACTACCAACATCTGGTACATACCCTAGAGAGTTAAAATCATTTACTGTACCACTACCTATGTAAACATATAAACTATAATTATATGTAGCTGCATTGTTTGTATTTATAGTTAAAGTAATACTTATAGTTTTAGCTTCACTACTTATTTCTACTGGAGTACCATATACTGTTCCAATATTATCACCTTTAATTGCAGCTCTATATAAAGTAGCTCCTGCTACCTTTCTCCAATTATAACTTCCAAGCATAGGCTTGAAAGTAAATTCTCTTACTAATGAACCAGAACCTGCACCTTGAGTAAAGTGATAATCTCCTCCACCAACAGTAGGTGCTGAAGAATTATGATTATAACCTCGGAAGTCACCCATTGAAGCTCTAAGTTTACCATTTGAATCCATTTTCATTCTAAATGTAAGTGGCCCCTCTGCTTCTTTCTATGGAGCCCATTCACCTGGTGATTCATTTGAGTATATATTCCAGAAAGGTCTGGCATCTTTTATCAAATAACCATCTCCTGTATTAAACGCTCGGCTGTTCACTCCACCAGTTCTTGCTCTAGTTACTAGATCCCACAATCCTGTTGAGTTTAAGCCTATAGTATTTTTAATATCAGTAATAGTTACAGGAGCTGATATAATACCATTTGATGTCATATCGTGCCCTCCTCTATTTGGGCTACTTCCCCTGTAACTAATACTAACCCGTGCAGCTTTTCAGCTGTTATATCTCCAACTAAAATAGTAGCGTCGGTAATGTCATATTCATTGAGATTAGCGTACGCTACTATTTCTGTAGTTAACTCTTCTGAGCTTGTCTCAGAAGAAGTTCTCTGAGCTTGTCTCAGAAGAAGTTCTCTGAGCTTGTCTCTTTCAATTGTTAAGTTTCCTTTAATTACTATCATATTATTTTGCTCTAAATATAATAGAACCAGATTGATAGTCATCTCCTAAGTATCTGGCTGTATAATTCACATAGTTATTTGAAGAAGTCTATACACGAGTAAATGATTGTGAATTGAATGTGTATGATTCTCCTTGTGATAACATTTCTCCAATTGGAGCAGGAGATAGTGATTCACCCATACCACCTAAAAATGCTCCCGGAGGATCTGATGAAAGCATAACTGAAAAGCGAGCTTTCTCCCACGCACCTTTAATAGATGTAAATGTACACTCTAAGTGATATTCGTTTGCAAATTCATTAACAACTTTGTATTCAAATTTAAAGCTGTTAGGTTCAGGTTTAGCAATTGTTTTCACCATGTGTGCTGTCTCTAAATCATTTTGATTGAGTGACATTATAGTAGTATTGACACTATCATAAGATTGTTCAGATGCTTCTGCAAAAGAGCAAACCATATATACATCTACTTTACCATCTGGCCAGTTAGGAACATTTAATGTGACTACATATTCTTGCTGTTGCATTTCCATAACAGACTTATTTAGAGTTCTAAACCTAAGCTGTCCAGTAGATTGATGACGTATAATACATCCAATGTAACCTCTTTTAATATCTGCTATTTCATTTAATGGAACCTGTGCATTCTGCTTAAGTAATATAGAGCACCTGAATTCAGTATTTGGATACAATCCTGGATCTGGGTGCATACTAAAGATAGCCGGTGCATTATGATCATAACCACGGAAATCTCCTAATCTAAAAGGTTCACTAGGACCTCCAGTTGGTTTATCATGTTGCCACCTTGCCATAGGTTGACCAATTGGTGGTAATGCTGTAGAGCTTCCGGTTTCTGGGAGTTTTATCCCCCAGTTACCGTTTGCTGCCTTCCACCAATTCTATACACCATCTACATTACTATAAGGCTGCTTCACAGGTTTACGACCACTTAGTATGTTAATCTTGTCACTAGTACATAACTGTGAAACATTATGTGTGCTAATGCCTAAGGTATTACCTACAAGAGTAGTACTAATATTAGTCTAACCTAGTGCTGCCATATTATTTATTTACTAATTGTTTATACAGTTGTTCATAACTGAATACTGCCATATCCATATTATTGTCTTCTACAATAGAGAAGAAAGCATCTTCTGAAATATGGTCAGCTTTAATATCAATATAAGTATTGTAGTAAGGAATAGCTACTTCTGAGAACTTCATATTATACGCAGATTCTACTTCTTTGTAAGCTTTCTTATCTTCCTCTGAAGCTCCTTCTTTCTCAGCTGCTTCTTTCAATTTATCAAAGTTTTCAGGTTTATCAAGACTTTCAACAGTAGTCTTTCTAAAGTCTTCAATTTCTTTAGTTACTTTTGATAACTCAAGTTTAAGTTTAATTACTTTGATTTTATCTTCTTTACTAAGATTAGTAATCTTAATATTACCAATAAACGGATTAAGTAATTGTTCAACTTCAAATCTACTAGCTTTGATTACATTCTCTTTAACTTCTTCCTGTTTCTCAGTACTCTTTTTATTTTCCTTCATTGTCTTCTATTACTTTGCTTATTACTTTTAAATGCTGTTTGCCATGTACTTCCATAGCTCTTACTTCATAGTAGTCCCAATTAACAGTTTCATCCGATTCTAATTGGTCTACTCTTTCATAAGCATCTTCTTCAGTAAACCATATACTGTCTACTTCGTCAATGCCTTCTATAAGTTCTGTAGCAATTACTACATATACTTTCATACTGTATACTTTTAAATAATATGTATTAGTACTAATTACTAACGTATAGTAAAGTAAGAGTATATATAATAATTAACATTTATTACAATATACTTTCTTGTTTAGACCATTCACTACTACTAAGTATATCTCTTAACTCTGCACTATCGTGTTCGTATATATCAACTACATCAGATCCTAGTAATACCGGTTTAATTAGATCATAATGTAGTATTACATGTTTACCATCTAATGAATATCTGGTTTCTTCTCCTAATTTGATGTTATGCTGTTTACACCAATCTACTGTTGTAATTACGTATTTCATGATTTATTATCTTTATTCATAAAGTTGATAACTTCTTGTACTTCTTGATCAGATAGAGTTCTGTCGTAAATAGCAATACTATAAAGAGCCATATTACAGTATTCCATTGGACTACCTGAATTACTTAATTTACAGCCTAATGTAAGAGGAGTTATAGCATTTTTATCTACATTAAATATTCCAACACCATATTCTTCATAATTTTTATATGCTGTAAAATTGCTGCTAATAACACCAGAAGTATCATATTGTAAAGCTACTTCATCTGTATGAATATTTAATATAGAATTAACAATATTGGGTTTTATATTAATAGGTTTAAATTTTATAATTATAGTACCCACCTTATACCCTACTTTATCAAGCTTTAGATAATCATCAACACCATCTGTAACTATTGCTCCTTTATATTGTGGAATCTGTTCAATAGTTATATCTGTATCACCTGCAAAATTAAAAACAATTCTTGTAGCTGTTCCAGATTTAATATCTGATGGAAAAGTAAATGAAGGTACAGTATAAATACCATCTTTTGGAATATCTATTAGATTTTCTTGTACTGGAGGTTTTGCATCTTTAACATAATTATAATAATAACCTATACTGCACTGTTGCCCTTCAAGTAAACCAGTTACTTTAATTTGATATTCAGGAGAAACTTCTCCTGCTTTATATGGAATTTCAGTTACAGGAATATTTACTGTCTTAACATTAGTGATGTATATGCTGTGATCTGTATTATTAAATACGCCAGTAGTTCCAGATAACTGTCTAACATTATTATAGTTCTCTTTATATAAACCATATCCACTGCCTAAGCTCCAACCGAAGTTATATGCTGTTAGTACGTTGCCTAACAGTCCTGTTACAGTTGTTCTATCCTTATCAAAATTGGATTTCCCTCCAAAATTCCAATAATCTACAAGGGAATTAGAGAAAGGAAAGTTTATTTTCTGTGTATCAGTATTGTGCTTACCTATTAAGTTACCTATAGCAATATTAGTTCCCATATTGTAAACCAGTTACTTCACCAACAATCTCTACAACTAATTCAGGATTCCATCCAGGATAGAATACAGTACTAACAGTTGTATTCATATTAGCCAATCTAACAGTACATGTTATATTAGAATCAGTAATATTCTTAATTAAGAAAGGTCTATCTCCATCTAATTTGAAGTTAGTACCAGTAATATCATTTAGACGACTTACTTGCAGTGAGTTGTCTACACCATTTGCATTCTGTATATTGTTTTTCATATTCGGAGTATTTTTACCCCCCCCCCGATTACGAGTTGGGAGCAGTTATTATTATGCTTTAAAGTAACTTATTTTATTATCTGAATTATCATAGCAATCAACATGAACCCAGTTCACATCTTTCTCTAATCTAATCTTATAAGGCAATTTGTCTTCATTCTCTGCAATTAAATTTCTAATATCTTCAGCAGATACATTAGGCGATGTGAAATCACATCCTTCTCCTAATACGTGTGCAGACAAGTATGCTGAATTCTTACTCTTTACTATCTAACACATATTGCATCTTAGACCTCTTTGTGTATAGTTAGATGAGTTGTTTATTGTCATAGGTTTCTGTAATATATCTCTACGTATTACTAGTAAAGTATGAAGTAAAGGGGTTGATAAGAACATCCAAGCTGTCTCACCAAACTTACTATATACATGTGGGCATACTAGTTCTTTAATACTAAAGTACTGTTTAAGCTCTTGTATAATCTATTTTCTTTCCATTATTAATATAATTTATGTATATTTAACGTAATTAACTACGAGTTGTAGTATTGATAGAATCAAATATTACAGAATCCTATCGCTCTACTATCTTAGAACCTATTAAATCAGCTAATAGATTTAAGGCAAATTCTTTACCATCATCATCCATTTTATTTAGTTTATTTAGTATCTATAACTACATTACGTATATGTGTTCTAATAGATCTCTACTACTTATATTTTCTAATATTTTATACATATTTATATTTGTTTAACTCAATTTTTTTAAAGCTAATTCAAGATACGTCCTCAAGACAGGAGATACTATGACGGGAGCTTTAATAATAGATGTGCCAAATATTCCTGCTGCGCCTTCTATTAGTTCTCCGACTAAAATAGGTTTTAAAGAAAATCATGCACAAGAAGTACAAGCATTGTATCCAGAGTTAGTATTAGGCTAGGATAAGAATCGCCCATATTTATCTCTGAACTACAATGGATGTACTGCTGTATTGTCCGCATAGTTGAATCATGTTGAAGATGAAGTAACTACGTTGAAAAACAAAGTAAGAGAGCTGGAGATTAAGGTTTCTGTTTTAACAGAGCAACTTCATTCTCAAGCTATCTGATTCTATTTTTAAGTACTTCTACTTCATCCTCTACTTTATTTACTTGAGCTGAGAGAACTGCGGTAATTGCACCGTAGTTTAAGCTCAAGTAATTCTCTATAGTACTTGTGTTTACTTTAACAAGTTCAGGATATAAAGTCTATACCTCTTGTGCAATAAAACCAATGCAAGGCTTATTATCTTTTATAAACTATTTAGGAGCCAATCTTCCTTTGTAGCCTAAAGGCTTAATATTGGATTTAAGTCTAATATCAGAGTATGCTGTAACTTCTCCATTAGCTATTATACTACCTTCGATCCATAAACTTTTACCTCCATAAGAACGTATATAGGTTGCATCATTCATCGTCCATCCTCCACCATAGGCAGTCCAATAAACACCAGAAGCACCTGTAAACCGAACCCAGCTACTTACATAGACTTCTTTTCCATATATTCCACCCCACCGTTTACTACTATTTCCTAATGCATTGGCTTCATTTGTATATGGCGCTACATCACCAGATATATGCAATGTATGATCCATATAATAAGCCCTATTAGCGTTATTAGTTATATGGACATAACTTGCATTCTGAGAACCAAACGCGGCTTGGCATCCATTTGCATTTGAATAAATTAATCCTCCATTAGCATAAAAAGAACCTGCTTGAACTTGACATCCAACAGTTCCCCCTTGGATACAAAATTTAAAATCTCCAGGTCCGTCAGATCTTAAAGAATTTGCATATACTCCAGGTTGATGAAAACCTATTCCAGGTTTTATAGTGTTAGCTGTTCCATTACCATTTACCATTATTCCTAATGTATGGTAATCATTTCCAGTAGCTTCTTTTAAATATCCATGTCCATATCTAAATTGTTCTACCCGCCAACCTCCTCTGGCAGCAGCATTACAGTAAATAGATACCACTCCATCAGATTCCCAATGGAAACCTGTATCTGTATCACCAATAGCTAAAGATATAGTTGGTGCAGATGTAATAGAATACCTACCTCTATCTACATATAATCTACCATTACAGTACGTATATCCAGCAACCGTTAGATCGGCTCCAGCGTTAATACTTCTTCCTCTTATATTAGCAGACGTAGTTATATCTCCAGTTGCAGTTATTGTAGTTGCTCCTGATAAAGCGCCTGATACATTTTGAGTTCCATTAAAAGGTTGTCCCCAGATAGTTCTTGTATTTCTTAAATTGTTAGGCGCCCAGTATACTTGGTCAAAAGTCTTCTCCATCGGAGAATTATCTTGCGAAGTTTTTACGGGGGCGCTATAATTATATGAACCACTATTCCACGTATAACCATTTGGTTGAACTGTAAGTTCTTGGCTATTTGTAGTTCTATAATAATATATGCCTCCGCCACGTAAATAAATAATTTCTGTAGAAGCCATCGTGTTTTGTTGTCTACCACCAAAAGCGGTTTCTCCACCATAAGAACCAGCATACCAATTTAATTTTGCAGCAATAGGAATTGTTCCCCAACCAGAACCCGTCACTTCATAGTCTAACAATAAAGAAAATCCTCCTTGATGCGAAGCCCATGATGGTTTATTACCTCTAAGTCCATTAAATAGAGTAATTCTTAAAGGTGTTCCTCCATAAGCAGGTGCTCCAATAATACACGGATACCACTTATTTGGGTCTAAACTAGTAAGATCTAGTATTCGCTGTTTATTGCTTAAGTGGGATAAAGCTGCATACCAAGATGTTCTTCTAAGAAATGCATCACCAGAGGCATAGAAATAATCTCCTTGGTTATCTGTATTTATTTCCACAGATATATAACCAGTATGTAAATAGCCATTAGTATCAACAGAGAATCCTTTGCTTGGTCTCGTAGTATTGGATGTTTCAGTTCCAGCCATACATACTTGAAAATAATTTGCTGGATTTTTACCTACTACCCATTGACCATTGATCATTCCGTTCCATGCGTTCTGTGCTCCAAACTGGATATTAGACCAATTATTTGATCCATTGCAGACACGGATACCTTCATTGTATCCTCCACCAATAGCAGAAGGAACAACTAAAAACGTACTACGTACTTCTAATCTTCCAGTAATAGTATCCCCTGTCTTGAGAACATACCTATCGTCTGCTTCAACATCAGTCATAATCATTTTCCACGCTCCCCATGTGTCACCAATACCAGTACGATAACGAAGATTGTAAGCAGTATTATTGGTAGAAGAAGGTCCCATTAATTCCCATGTACAATAACTATCACCCCAACCTCTTACGTGGAAGCCAGACCACCAGTTACCGTCTGGCATGCCGTTGCCGGCATTAAAAAATGCAGTAATATTGCGAGCCTCGTATGAATTAGGCGTAGGTGTTTCGCTTCTACGATCTATAACTTGAACATAACTTGTAAATCTTGAATATACAGAATACTGAGTTTTATTCTGATTACCTCCATAAGCAAGTGCATACAAATTACCGTCAATGCTTCCGTCCGCTTTTAAAAATTGTGAAGAAGTACCTCCTGAAACTTTTTCGTATAAATTAGGCAGAGTAATAGTACCATTAACAGGTTTATACACAGTACCATTTAAAGAAATATTGCCACCTCCAATAATAGTTCCATTCTTCCATTGTGAAGTAGCTGAATCATATATAAGTGTTTGTCCATTAGCTGGTGAAGTAATAGTAACGTCATCTAATCCAGCAAGAGTAGTAACTGAAGGTTGGGTTTCACCTAAACCATATGCACTAATTTCACCGACACCAAAGAAATCAAAGTTAGCCTGTATGCTAATAACCTAGCCACTTGCATTCTTATTAATAGTAAACCAAGTAGAAAAGTCACTAATATTTAACTTGCTATCTAATGCGGTCTGTAAACCGGATATCTTACTTATCTGTAATGTAGGTATATCGCCTTCAGATAAAGTAGTACCAGATACTACTCTACCATACATATCTGTAGTAACCTTAGTATATGTACCAGCAGTTCCTATTGTACCTAATGATATGGTTACATCTGAAGATAATGTTCCTCCACCAGAAAGCCCACTACCTGCTAACACTCTCCTTGTATTAGGTACACCATCAGTAATACCATAACCAGCTAAGGTTGTAGGTTTGCCTGTAATATCTGCCCATGCCCATGTAGTAGGTTTATTCAATAAGTTAGCCCAAGTGATATCAGCCTTCTTAGCATAGTTATTAGTAGTAAGATACTTAGCTAATTCGCTTTCATTTAATCCTACTGCATTCTTATCTATATTAATCCACTTAGTGCCATTCCATTGAAGTAGTTGACCCGATGTCAATTCTGTAAATAGTACATCTTTCAATTCATACATGTACTGTGCACCTGTTGGTACAGTACCTGATGAATATCCATATGCACTAATTTCACCTACTCCGTATAGATCTTTCTTAGCTTTGATTCTCCACAGACTAGGATCTGAAGCACTGGCAGATTTATCCCATTCAAACATGTCTTCTAAAGATACAACTCTATCCTCTACTTTATCTACTCTAAGACCAATCTTATTGATCATCTCAGTAACAGTAGTTGCAAAGTTAGGGTTATTACCTAATGCTTCTGCAATCTCTTTTAGTGTATCTAATGTACCAGGAGCTCCACCTATTAGGTCATTAATCTCCTATGATACATATGATTTAGTAGCGTAACCACTAAGATCTGGAACAATTGCTGATTGTGGAATAGCATACCAGTGTGTACCATTGTATGATAATACAGAGCCTACTTCTGCTCCTTTTACTTTATCACCATCTCTAAGTACATCGGCACATTCATATAATGCACCTGCACCACCTGTACCTCCTCCACCAGTACCAGCTCCATACGCTGAGATTTCTTTGTGAGAATATACATCTAATTCAGTATATAACTTACCATCTGCATCTACTTTCCAATACTGATCTTTTTCTAACTAATCTAGAGCAGCTTTTAACTATGCTTGTGTTACTACAGAATTAGTATTAGATTGGTCTGATGATACTGTAAAATCAAGTCCTCCATTGTCATTAATAGCAATAGCAATAGGATATACTCCTGACATGTTAAGTATATCAGTTTTATTCTTTGCTTCTACTATTAAAGCATCAGAACCATTTAATCTTACTTTTGAGTAAGCATTCTGATTTACTTCAGCTCCTTCCTAAATACCATCTAGTTTCTATTTCTAAGCATCTGTTAGACCAGTTCCACCACCCTATTGGTAAATAATAGTGGTTCCACCACTTTGTACAGAACCATCTTCTGTAGTCTAAGTAGTAGAACCATTATATAATGGATTAACTGTATATATGTTATTTCTATTCATTTTTTACGCTAGTTTGTATGCTGTTATTTCTCCAGTCGAAGTAAGATCTCCATTAACACTTACTCCAGAAGTAGTCAAGCTAAGCTGTTTACTACCGTTAGTCATTCTTACATTTCCACTAGTAGTTAAAGTATTTACTGTTAGATTAGTAGCAGTTCCATTTGTAGACTGTACAAATCCAGTAATGTGGCTTGGATCTATAGTTTTACTAGAGTCTGCTTTAGCTAATTCTTGCCACATAGCAGTAACATCTAATCCTCCACCTTCTCCTCCACCACCGCTTGATACAGTATAGTTGATCCATTTACTAGTAGTATTGTCCCATACTAGAGATTGTTTATCTAATTTGTTACTTATTCTAACGTCTGATAGATCTTCTAGTTTGTTAACTCCACCACCACCTACAATTCCACTTGCTTTAACATTAGTCCACCTATCCCCATCAAACTACAGTATGTCATCTATGGCTGCATTTTTAATATTAGTATCTAACATAGTAGATAGTTTATTCACTTTAGATAGATCTAAAGACAACGTGGCTACTTTATTAGCTATATCGGTTAGAGTAGCATCATAACCATTTACTTTATTATTCACATTATAGAATTGTGATAATGGAGTATAGGTATTAAGTTGATTAGATATACTTTGAACTGCAAGTGTATTAAGTTCTACTTGTGCTTGAATCTACTTAACTAACTGGTAAAGTTCGTCTATAGTCATATCTTATTAATTTTTTAATGTGCGTTCTAAGTCTTTCAATCTATTCATATGAAAGATTACTACTTCTAGAATCATCCAATAACTACATTATATACTCAGCACATACAAAGTTAAGCATGTACCATTTCTTATAGTTTAGATTTACTTTAGTTTCATAGTTTAGACCTGCACCAATTATATACGTGTCTTTATTCATATTGCACAAGATCCATTACAACAGCATTTACACTGTTTGTTACAACCTCTAATTACAGTATTGTAAGTATCTACTGATCTGGATAACTTACTTAAATTTAGCATTCTATCCAAGTCTATGTAAAAGTTAACAGCATTGTCTATCATATTATTCTGTTCTGCATATTCTAACAGATCTTTCTTAAGTATAAATAATGCCATTCTTTCTTTCTACTGTTTATCTAAACAAGTATTACAATGATTAGTTAGAACGTCAATCTCTGCATAATACAGTTGATCTTTATCGTAGTAAAAACCAACTTCCTATACTCCATCAGCAGTACTAATAGTAACAGTAAATGCACTTGTAGAAGTACCTTCTTCAAATGGTATACTGATTTCAGTTACACTACCAAATTCTTTTACAGTTGCTTGAGTATGATTAGTAACTACAGCTGAATAAGCATTCTTAAAGTTATCTAAGTTATCTACATATACTGCTGTTACATTCATGGCTGACTTCAGCTTGATCTCAATTGTTGTTTCTGTTTTAGTTATTTCCATATTACTTAAATAAAAAAGGGAGTCAGGGTTTTACCCCCAACCCCCTTTACGGTACACTGAAATTTAATATTATGCAGACGGAGCAACACCGCTGATAAATGCTTGCAAACCTTTTGCAAGTACAGAGTTCTTAAGAGTACCAGCCTTAACATATAATTCAGTCAAGATCGGAGTAGTCTTAATATACTGGTTATCATTGCTCAGATACAAGTTATCATTTTCAATAGTAGCATAGTCATAAGTATCACCAGCAACTACTTTTCTAACCTGTTCTACTTCAGGATATGCACCTGTAAATACATGTCCTTTGTAACCCATCTGACGTGCTTCTCTGTCTCTAACTTGTTTCCAATAACCTTTACCAGCTTTACCAGCAGTTTTAACAATAGTTGCACCAGCAACCGCTTTCGGGTAGTTGCTCAATAAAGCGCCCGGAATTGTTTCATACAAGCTAGCGTCCATAGATACAACGCTATATTCATTGATAGAATATACACCTTCGTTGTCATCTTTTTCCATAGCAGTTAAAGTAATAACAGCAGCAGAAGCAGATGCCTAAACGCGACGATTAGCGTGTTTATTAATCTTCTTAACGATAGCAGTAGCCAGATCAGCAGCAGTTGCAGATTCAGCAAATACTTCGTAAGTGTGAGTAAACTGTCCCGGATCTTCAAACATGTCTTTGTAAACAATACGAAGAACGTAACGGTTTCCAGCAACGATTGTAGCATTCGTCAAAGTAATAACAATCTTTTCCTGAACTGGAGCTTCGTATTCACCAATTACAGCAGACGGGTTAGAGTTTTTCTGAATTGCATTAGAAAATTCAATGTTAGCTTTTTGTTCAGTACTGCCATCAGGTTTAGTTACAGTTACTTTATCCTGTGCTACACCAATATACAGCGTACTAGCTTTTACTGCTTCAGCAGCTGTTTTGATAATTTTTCTATCTTGATCAAACATTGCTACATCACCAGCAGCCAAAGCGTCAGCTGTAGTATAAGAAGCAGGACAATTTTTACCGATAAGTACGGTACCAACTCTTGTAATCATAGTTTATATTTGTTTAGTTAAACATTAATTAAGCGCTTTCTTGTTTAACATGCTTACCTTCTACTTTCCTAACTTAAAAGTTTGATTTCCACGTCAGTAAGCGCTTATTCTTTATTCCATCACATTAACTTCATTGTTATATGTTTGGTATCTTGGATTAGCCTGATTCTCTAAGTATAGCTAAGCCGCTAACTTTACTATCTCTAACTATGTATGTTCAGGCATATCCGTATATTCAGCAAATGGTTCTTTGTGAATATCTATTTTGTTTGGTTTGCGGATGTAACTAATAGTATATTTACTTACTTTATATTTACCATCCGTATATAGTTTAATTAAGTCTCTAGCGATCAACTTAATAGGTCTAGCTTTAGTATAATGTAGATGATACTCTGATAGTGAATTCTCTTTGATTCTATCTACAGTTTCTATGGTACCTTCTATAGTATCTGTATAATGTACTATATAATTACCTTCTTCATCTTTTTCCCAGCAAGGTATCTCTACTCCATCAGCAGGCTGTATACCAGCAGTATCACCAAGTAACAGTACATAGTTTTCTGGTAATGTCACTGTATATAGTGAAGGATTTACTGTAGTAATAGCAGCATCTTCAAATGATTCTTCTTGTACTAAAGTACGAAGATCATCAATACGCTTTTCAGTCTATTCAAACCCTTCTCTTTTATAATTCATAGCAGAGTAACGAGTCTTCCAGAACTTATCTAGACCAGCATTTAAAAAGTATTCAGTAATAGATGATGTTGGTTTAGTTAGATTATCGTCTAACTTATTTATTTCTATTTCAAACGCTTCTTGCAGGGCAACATTCTTCATAATTAGTCTTGTTTCATGTTAAGACGATATCTAGCCTCAGTAATAAACATTTCTACTGCGCCTTCTACAATCTCCATATGTACGTTATCAGGTAATTCACATTTATTTAATACATTAACGCCATCAACGCCAATTACATCAAATTTCTTTGGTTTACGATAATATACTAAATCAAGTTTCTTAATTACAGTATATTCGTCGTGTATGATATTAATGTAAATGTTTTTCTATGTATCAGCATTATTACCAGCATTAAGCACTACATACGGATTAAGCATGATTGCTTTGTTATAGTAAGTAGAAATTATCTTCTCCACATCATCCTCTCTAATGGTCTTATTAGGAGTAATAACATATTCATTTTCTTTGGTAATCTCAGTCTCTATTTTATAGTTCTTAGAGATCATGCTGTTACTTCTGATATACAGAAAGTAATCTTCAGGTAATTTAACCCTATCAGATACTTTATCAGTATTGTTGGCATCTTTAGCACTTACTTCATAAAGACCTCTTACAATCAATCCTTTCAATGCATCTGCATTCTTCTTCTGAGCTCTAGTTCCATCTAATACCTAGTCCTCTTGTAAGTAATTTATTCTTACATATCTTTCAGTATAAGCATTCAAGAAGGAAAAGATAGTATCAGAAGTGAGTTTCTCTTTCAACTCAAAGTCTGGATTCATTAATGTAATTCGTCTTTCGAACTCTACTTGCATTTCACGTGCGCTGATAAGCCCTCCTTTCCGCTGGTGAAGTAAATGACCAAATGGACATATTTTTCATAAAACCCAACATATTTTTGTTATTGCTGTTAATAATATTTCTAGTTATGGTATAATCCATTCTTGTAAATTATTTATTTGTAGCAACTACAATATATCATTCTTGTAAATTATTTATTTGTAGCAACTACAATATATCATTCTTGTAAATTATTTATTTGTAGCTTAGTTTCTGTACGCCTAGACTCAATATTTTCCAGAGCAATTACTACAGCTCTATTTACTGCTTCATATAATACGTATTCAGGTACTTCTGTAATATCCTTATTATATTCTTTATAATTGATCTTATCAGGATATTTAACATAAGTAATGTCAACAGTATAAGGAGCTTTCATACTAGTTGTATCGATGTATATCTTTAACTAGTTATCAGCAATAGTAGCCTTAGGTGTTGGAATCCAGGGATCGTTATTATAAGTTTTACGGAACCTATCAGCTGTTTTATGATCTACTAGATCTACATTTGCCTGATTATTGCCAAAGTGTAATACAGCATTTACAAAGAACAATCTGTTGTTAGTATTGCTTGAATCTTTAAAGAAATCAGACATAGTAAGTACATTAGAACTAGAGTCAAAAGTAACAGCTACAGCATTATCAGTTTTTACTAATCTTTCTAAATCTGCTATTCTTTTGACACTACCTTCAAATGCTTCCTGTCTAGCATTAGATCCAGTAAACTTATTGCATAATACTTCAACATATCCCTACATTAGGAATTGATCAATTTCTTCTGGTGTGAATGCTGGGCAGCCACCAAACGCAACTGCCTTTTCATTCTTATCAGCACCAGTTTTAAAAGCAATATGTAAATCCTTTATTGTCATATTTACTTAGATTTTGTTTCTTGGAGAATGGACATCTTAATATCTTGGTTCTTCTTATCATTCAGATAAGCAATAGCATCATCAATTCCATTTCCAATCATTTCTGTACCGTAGAAGTATTGTGTACGGTTACGTCTAAGGATGTTCTTAGAAAGAGCGTTCTCAATCAAGAACTGAGTTTCCTTATTAGGATTGTTGACCCATTTCAACATAAACTTATTCGGAGACAATTCGATCTGTTCATTCATCTTAGCCTCAACAAGTTCATTAGAAAGATTATCTGATTTAATACCATACAGACGTAAACACTTACGCATATCTTCAATAGACATCTTATCAAATTCTCTATAAGCCTCACGCTTAACTTTATTGAACTTGTTAGCCTCTTCAGCTTCACTAGTAGCATTAATCAGCAAGTAATCTGTAGCTGCATTCTGTTTATTAATGCCATCTGCAACTCTTTTGTGTCCTTTCAGGAACAGATATTTAAGTTCATCTTCAGGTTTTTCTGTTCTCAAAATAGTATCATTCTTACCTACTTTGACTGCATATGTTTCCCAGAAAGAACTACTTGGTGACAATGTACCAGGTTCGTATCTTAATTCTTTTTCTAATCTTTCAGCGTCTTCAGCTGTTAATCCTGTGTATAAGTTTCCTGATCTAGTCCAGTATGAACCTATATAATCAAAACATTTATCCCATTTGGTTAAATTTGTCCAGGGGTTTTGTTTTACAATTCTAACGATTATTTCCATAATATTTAATATTAGATTATCAAGTTAGTAAAGAATGCAGCCTGCTAGCCTCAGGCTGCTTCTTCTTTATATTTCCATATATATTTGGCATTATTCCAAGCTCTACCGTTGTCAGGATTTATAGGATTGTGTAATTGCCTCTGTATACCTCTTCTGTCACATCCAGATTTTCTACTAGCTTCTATAATTGATGGAAATTCATTTATTAAGTTACCTTCTTTATCGTATTGACAAACAGTTTTAGCTTTTTGCAATCCATTTTCTAAAATGGCTTTTCTTTGTTTATCTGTAATTTTTCTAGATTTTCTTGCTTCAATGTCTGCCTTTCTACAAGCTTCAGAGATAGTTGGTTTCCAATCTGGATCTTTAGCAAATAAACTAGAAGATACTTTTTCAGGCACTTCAGGATATTCATGTTTGTAAACCCAAATGTAAGGATTTACTTTTGATCCTACTATATTTTTATGTTTTAAAGCAGATATTAGAGTAGAAGCGGCTATTCCGGTTTCTCTGTGTGCTTCGTTTACTCCGCTATACTCTTTTAGAAAATCTCCATCTTTAGTATATTGTAATACTGCTTTTTTGCGCGTACTACCAATATTTCCAGATTCAAAATATGCTTTTCTGGCTTCAGTTAACACTTTACCAGCTTCTGATAACTTAATTCTTGTAGTTTCAGTAACTTCTCTTCCAATAGCTTTTTGTCTAATTTTTTCTTTAGTTTCTTCAGACTGCTGTCTACCAAAAGTTCCATCACCTCCATCTGTCATATTATACCCTTTTTCATCATTTTTAGAATCGTATAAAGAGATATAATATTGTTCTTTCTCCACTAATTCATCCCAACTATTACAAAAATCTATAACTTCGAATAAGAAATTGTCTTTTCCGTATTTGTTAATAGCTTTGTGGATTTTATAAGGGCTTCCGTGCTCAGCCGCATAAATATGTTCTCGAAACCGAGCACTTGCACCCTTACTTGATATGCCTATATATACTTTATTATTTACCTTGTTTGTTATTTTATAAACGTCATAAGATCGCATCATAATACATTTACTTTAAAGTTATATATTATATAACGTCGATCTATCCGCAAGGTTTCGTTTTTATGTATAAAAAAGGTAGTTTAATTATGCTGCTTCCATGATCAGTTCCCCACACGCACGCGGATCCCTCAACATTATTCCCATTTCGCCCAGGAAGTATACAGTATAACCGTCCTTACCATTAGATCTCAGAGTATCTTTAGATTTAGCATATCCAGACGGAGCAACAGCACCACCAGTATACCAAGTAACGAATTCACGGTCTTTACGAACTACCTTAACAATGTTAGCTTCACCATCACGTCTACCCAGATCCAGGAATGTCATACGATATGATTCCAGCGGTTTCAGAGTAACCGGATGCAACTGACGATTATAAGTAGTATCATCGTACAACGGGAAGTATTTCAACGTCAATTCGATACCATTAGTCATCTTATAAGTCTTGAACTGACCACCGAAAGTCAAGTTATCACCAGAACCTGTTACGAATACTGTATCGATCAAGTTCATAGTTGTTGCTTTTTCTTTCAATACACGGTCGAATTCACGCATACCCATTTCACCAGTCAAAGCAACAAACTTACGTTCGTTAGTACCAAGACAGTTATAAGACAGGTCAGCTAAGAAATCTTCCAACAGTTCAGCAGAAAGACGAGTATAGTAACGTCTGTTAGACGGAGCAATCTGTTCGAGCAGACCAGCACCAATAAATACCGGACGACCGTTAGTACCCTTCAAGTTACAAGAACCATCTTTGTTTACATTACTCTTCATGTAAACCAACATTCTTTCAGTTCTCTTATACCATTCACGAAGTGCAAGCCATTCCTGATAGTCAGCCCACAAATAAGATGTTTTACCTGTTGCAGGATCTCTCAGAGCAATTGCCATTACATCTGAATAAGCAGAACCTGTGATATCGTAGTTGATACGAATAGTAGTCAGGTAGTTACGCATCTTGAAGTGAGTGCTGTAGTTCAGGATATCACCTTCTTCTGAGTACTCTTCGTAAGCAGAAGCAAGACGAGATACTTGACAACCAGCTGTTAACAGATCAGAAGGAATATAAGAAGAAGGTTTACCATCTGCTACAAAGCAAGTATAAACCCACAGGTTACCATCCTGATAAGGAGCTCCAGAAACACGTACCTGGAATTCTTTGTTATCAAATTCAAGAATAGCACCAGAAGCAAACATGTTCTCTTCTAACCACAACATGATAGGTGTATTACCTAAACCAGCTGTTGAAGTAGCGCTGATAGCTTCTCCCTGCCATTTTGCATCTCTAATTGTTACGGCTCTATCTGCATCAATCATTACAGGCCATTCCCAAGATGCTTTGTCGATAGTCATTACGTTTCCAAGACCACCGGTAAGCATATCTAAAGAAGTACTATAACCATTGTCTTTTGTACCAAATACATAAGACAATATAGTAGATACCTGATAAGGACTTTGCTGTGAAGCATAAGAGATCTTATTTGTATCAATCAGATCAGAAAATCTTTTGCCTTTGTATAGTACTAAATTATTAAGAATATTATTATCCATAAAATACTAGTAATTTTTATTTATTTATTAATATCATTATACACGAAGTTTGCGTGCAAAGGATGACCATAATGAAGTATCATCTTCTGATGATTTTACTTGTTTCTGTGATTTCTTATTGATACCACTATTATTCTTCAATGAGTTCTTGAAACTGTCTATAGCTTTCTTTTTACCTTCTTTTTTAGCTATGTCTAGCAATGTATCACCCTTCATAGTAAAATAAGCTGACTCAATCAAGTTCTTGATACTCTTAGCATAATCTTTTTGGTATCTAGTTTTGCCATCAGCTTCAGGTCTAAATATGTATTCCAGCAGAACATGTTTATCCTTTGCAGGAATAGCAATACCACGTATATTATCTAGGCCTTTTATTTCCTTGACAACGTTGTCAAAAAATGCCTGTTGGTTCTTTCTAGCAGTCTCTGCCTGCTTTTTCTGATCCTCCAATAGCTGTTGTTTCTTTTCTTCTCTAATGCCTTTAAGAGCCTCTAAAGCGTCTTCAGCTTCATCTGAAAGAATACCAGCTTCATCATATTTAGTCAGTTTCTTCTCAATCTGTTTACTATTGAATCCTTTCTCTTTAAGGAATTCTTTAAGTACAGCTTTCTGATTTACTTCATCATCTTCAATGTCAATGTCATCCAAATCTAGAGGAGCATCAATAGATAAGTAATCACGAATATCTCCACCATTCCTTACAAACTCGTCTAACTTAGCTACTTCTTCATTAGCATAAGTAGGTACAGATGCTTCTTCAATTACTTCTTGGAAGTACTCAATTAACTCTTCCGCTGTTTGAGGAACTTCGTCTTCATCGTCAATTTCCCAGTTCATCTTTTCAGCTAATGCTTTGAAGAAAGAAGTAACCTATACATCTCCTTCTTCATTGTCATCATCAGAGTCATCTTCTTCGTCTTCGTCTTCCTCTTCCTCTTCAACTTCTTTTTCTTTTTGTTTAGAAGCTTTCTTAGATTTCTTAGGTTCCTCCTTTTCTTCAGTATCCTCTTCGTCCTCTATTACTTCTTCCTCTTCATCATCTTCGATTTTAGGAGTCTTCTTTTGTTTAGCAATATTTTTTACTTGCTCTAACTCTTCGTCAGACATCTCTTCAAAAGACTCTTCAATCTTGTTGGGATCTATGTCAATATCATCAGAATTTTTACCTACATTAGGATTGAAATTACTAAATACTTCAAATCCATTCAATGTGTTTTTTTCCATAACTATATTGTTTTATTTTTTCTTTTTTCTACCTTTATTCCATTTCTTCGCATTCTGTGCAAAGATTGCTCTTTTTCTTGTTAGGGGATTCTTACTGTGAGTTAACTCTTCAGTAGATTTTCCTGTTCTTTTCTTTAAAGCATTAAATTTGCCCCTGTTTTTCTTCTTTATATGGATACCACCACTTTTATAAGTTGGTATCGGATATATTGGGTATATACTGTCCATTGTTCTTAGTATCGTATTGGTAAAGATTATATACTCCAAGACCAGTTAATCCAAGATATGGCATAGCATTAAACATTTTGTAAAATTGATCAGGGTCTTTATGTAATTTAAATAATTTCTTTAATGAACCATGTGCTTCAGGGTGTTGTAGATAACTATTAATCTGTTCCTTAGTAGCACTCTATGTTCTTTTATTAAGTATGCCTAACTAGGCCATATCACTTCTAGCAGTATTTACAAATGCTTTCATTTCAAAAGGATTAGTGAGATACCTATAATTATACTCAGATATCTTTTCAGCATTACTGACTGCATTATTGTATTCTTTAAATAATTTGAAATGCTTTTCTTTGCCTGCTTCCCACAACAGCTTGTTATCTTTAATATCAAAAGTACCTCCTGGATTCTACATACCATCAACTAAGTGAGACATTTCATGGTAAATAGTTCCTTTAGTAGCATTGTCTTTTCCAGCTGTTACTACATAGTCTTTTAGTTTTGCAGGACTGTTTTCTACAGCTATTTCAAATGCTCTTTCATCATCTGGAGCAAAGTTAATTTTACCCTAATTGTCTATTCCTAGATCTTCATATTTCACATAAGGAGTATTTTGCATGTATTCAACTGGATCATTATAAGCATCAAGTATTTTCTTATAAGTATTCTCGTAGTCTGTACCATATTGAGCATCTACTGCTCTAGCTTTATCAAAATACTCTTTATTTAAATCTCCTAGTACTTCATTTCTAGCATTGTTAGCATCACTAATGTCTGAGATTTTGTAATTAGGATCACGCAATGAACTTTTCTCCTATTGCATTTTCTCTATTACTTTATTTAACTGTCTAGTAAATCTATCCTTATTAACAGTAGGCACTGATCTACGAACAGCATCTGTAGACTCTCTTTCAATATTCTTAGCAATTCCACGTACACCTCTAGTAATAACTTTGCCTAATCCAGTTCCTACTACTGGTATAAGACCCAATGATGCAATACCTAAACCAGCCCAGTCTTTGTTTAATACTGCTTGAGACATATCTTTGACAGTAATGGCATCGCCCACAGGAGTAAGATTAGCGGCATCCTCTATGTCAAAAGCAGCTTTAACCGCACCTGTAGCTAGAGGTTCACCTGTCCATCTATTTACTCTACGACCATTATAGAAAGAAGGATAAGGTGGTTCTTTTTTACCACCTACTTCTCCACCATCTTCATACTTCTATAAATTCTTCCAGTCTATATAAGATGTATTTGGATTCTGTTCTTTATACATCTTATACTATTGTATTCTTTGTTTAAATGCCTATCTATTCATTGTTCAAAATATTCTTTGCCAAGATATGTTTTTGTTGTTCTAATAGTAGCGTGTTTGGTGTAAATGTCTACAAATATATGGAATTCTGGGTGATAAAGAGTAGTTTCAAGCTGTTCGTAATACTTCATATCATCAACATCTATGATTGCAGTTATACCGCTATCTACAAATCCAGACTTAAGTAATTCATCAATGTATTCTTGTTTATCTGTTCCTTTCACCCATTCCATATTGTTTAATTTTAATTACTAATATTATTTGCTTTTCTTTCCACCTTTACCTTTGGTAGAGCTGGATTTCTTTCCTACGCATGCCATAATTAATTCTCCTTTTCTTTAAAGTAAATATTACCAGATGCAGTATCGATAATCATACCAATATCTTGCATCTGTTTCAGACTAAGTATACCAAATATTTCATAATCTGTATTTTGTTTAATAGACTTCTTTATATTATCTATATTAGTAGCTACAAACTGATACAACTTATGACCATTTAAATCTACGTCTAAATCTTTAGTATGATAAACTTCTGATGCTTCTCCGCCAGCTCCTACAATAGTAGAAGATAGTTTACTGCCAAGTTTATATCCTAATTCTTTAGTTTTTGTTATATCCACTAAAGCAATAGAAGCGCCAGTATCTACTAAGAAGTATACAGATTTACCATTTACTTTTAAAGGTAGTAATAATCTATTATTTACTACACTTATCTATTGATCTAGTTTTTCCATTACTACTCTCCTGCAACTTTATTCTTTAAAGCTGTCTTTGCTTTGAGTTTTTCTCTTTGCATAGCAGCTTCATCCTTTTGTTTCTGTAGTCTCTCAGCAGCTGTCAATTTCTCTCTTTCAAGCTGAATCTTCTTATCTTCAATCTTCTCTTTCATCTACTGTTCGCGTAGCTTAGCATTGAATTCAAATTGTTTACCTGCTTCTTCAGATGCCTACTTACGTTCAGCTAAAGCTTGTGCAGCTATTTCCATAGTATCAGGTATATTATTATCATTTTGATCTTGATCCTCTAAACCTCTATATGCATTAAGCTGAGCAACTGTAATTTTAGTAGCATTATCTGCGTCTATCTTATACTTTTCAAGATCCATCTCTGCTTCTTTTATCATCAATTCCTCTTCCTTAACTTCATTCTGCATTTGGATCATCTGCTGTTCTCTCTGAGCTTGCTGCTCTTCCAAAGCTTGCTGCTGTTCCATACGCTTCTGTTCAATATCTTCTAAGCGATTCTTAATCATATTAATGTTATCCATTGTAATGATTTCAGCAATATCTAATAGACTAGCGCCATTCTGCATAGCAGGCTGCATAAGCTGTTTAAGAGCTTCTAACTGTTGCTGATTCTTAGTAGAATCATCCAAAAAGATATCCATATCTTCATAGAAGAAGTCATCACTAAGAGTTAAGAATGCACGTGTAGCATCATCTAATACATAGTGTACACATCTCTTATCACTATCCTTCCATGCAAACTTAGCAGTATTGAGTAACATACTTAATACTTCTTTCTTTACTTGATTGTGAACCCAGAATAACGGTTCAGTAATGTGAGCGGATTGTACTACAGATCTTTCAACATTACCTACTAATTCATTAGATGAAATTGCTCCTTCTCTTTGTTTAGTAACACCAGTAATCTCGGATACCATTGATTCAATCTTATCCATCAGATTAATGTATTGATCAATAGTATTAGCCATAGTAAGATCTAATGCGGTAATCTGATTGAACTGTGATGGCTTACCACCTTCTCTACCAGGTATATCCCAACCTTCTTCATATGGATTTACAAAGTTAACACCTAAAGCTCCTAAGTAATGCATCCACTTTGCTACATCAATATTCATGCTTTTAGGTATCTAAGTAATATCCATAGTTACTACTTTACCTTTATCTCTAGCCATTGCTAGCTCAAGTCTATACCATATTACAATATACATATACTGTAATGGTTTCATCATACTAACTAAGGACCTAGGAGAACTATTGGTATTGTTGTATACTACGCCAGTATAAGGCAGTTTTTGCGAATTAGGGTTATCAGCTGAGATATGTTGATACTCAACTGGCTGTATACCTATATATAGGTCTTCTCCAACTCTGTATCCTTCCCATACTTCGATAATCCATGTCCATTCTACGTTAACTTCCCTACCTGTAACTTTATAACTTTCATCTACTTCAAATTCCTCTTCTGCCCCAGTTTCAGGGTTAAAGATAGTAACAAATCCAATCTTCTTAAACGATTTCCAACAACAATGCCATACATTGATATTATCTGCATTTTGAAATGGGTTAGAACTAAAACCATTAATAGTTCTAGTTTTAATATGCGGATAGTCTAAAGATGTCTTACGAATCTGTGGATTAAGTCCTCCTCTGGTACCATCATCCATCATATCCAGCAATTCGTTTAACTACTTCTCTGACATTTTATCATAGAATCTGTCATAGATCTCAGTAGCAGACATATTCATTTTACGACAGCACCAAGATGCTTCGTGAATGAATTCTAAATCAGCAGATTGTTCATAACTGAAACTTAGTGGATTTACTCTTTCAACATAAGGTTCCCCATTAATTACCCCTACATAGTAAATCTCTTCTCCAGCTATCAACGCATCCTTCCACCCCTTGAAGAATTCATGTGTAACATTTAACTTCTGCTTCAAATAGTTTAGACTATGTTGTGCTGCAATTTCTGCAATATCTTTATAATCTTTTGTTAAGTATTTCTGTATCTACTCAGGTGTCATTATCTCACCAGACTGTAAAGCCTCTTGATATCTAGCCTACTCTTCGGGACCAAGTTTAGACATAATAGATGCCTATACATAATCAATAAGTAATTGTTTAGCTTTATCCTATAGATCACTAGTAGCAATATCACTAGTTCTTACTACTCTAAAGTTGAATGGGCGCTTAGTCTCTTCTCCAAGTAATAGATCTATCTTTGGTTTAATAATATTATAATCCTAAGCAGTTGCAGGAAACCCATCATCTTGTTTAAATGGGTTAGTAACATACTTTAGATCTTTTTCATTGTATATACTATTATACAGATCATAGTATGTCTGCATCTCTTCTTCCCTACTCCTACTATTACCATTTCTGGAAGAGGCACTGTGACCGATAATATAGTCTACATTTTGCTGTTTCCAGTCTTCTGTTTTCTTACTTGCTGGTATTTTTTGAGCAGGCATGCAATTTAAATTTTTCATATTACTCACTATATTTCCAATAATATTTACAACATTTATGTCCTCTATCACATGCTGATTTTATAGAAGCTGCTGCTATATTATAATACCTTGCAGCAGCATTCATACTATTCCATTCTTTATAAAAGTTATTAGAATATTGAATAATTTTTATACTTCTATTATCTGCACTTCTTTTGTTTCCAGTACCGTAATTTTTATTATATTGCCTACTACACCACTCTAGATTATCTACACAGTTATTCAACTTGTTTTCATCTTTATGGTTTACTTCTGGATAATCGTATGGATTTGGTAAAAAAGATTTTGCCACTAATCTGTGCACAATGGTATTTATATGTTTGCCATGTAAACATAATGTTACACATAAATACTGTTTTCGTACAGTCAACCGCATTATTTTCTCTGGAATAGTATAACTATATGATCTTTTACCATTATTGACATATATAGTCCTACTAGTAGATTTTATTCTACCAATATTAGATGCCTAATACCCAGGAAAATCAGGAATGTCTTTCCAAATTTCTTTATTCATAATTAAAACGTATACGTATTTGAATCATTAAATAGGTTAGGCATACTTGGTTCATCTGACCACTGTTGCGCAAATATTGGCCCATCAAATAATATCCTATTCCTATTCTCTTTAGTCTTTTCTTTAACAACTAAATTATGTAGTTGTTCTTTATAAATCATTAGCTATATTAACGCACACACTCTATCGAAATTTCCTTTGTCATTATAACCTATAAGTTCTTCCAATAGCGGTTCTGATAGTATCTTGGTTAAGTTCTTTTTGCCTGGAGCATACTCTTCGTTAAGCCAATCTTTTATCATACCTTCACCCCAGTCCTTAATCTACTTATTGATATGACAACCCTTTCTACGCTATACTTTAGAGTTACCAACAATGTCATTAATAATATCAGGTTGATCTGCTAGTAAGTAATCACAATGTTTAGCAGTAAAGTATGGGAATATGCCTTTACGTTCATTTTCGTACATCAATCTAGCATTATAGTAAAGCAATAGTTTACGTGCATTCTCGTAGTATTCCTCTGCTGTAGAAGGCCTTCCTGTATACTCAGCAACAATTATATCATAATACTCTTCAAAGCTCTAGAATCGCTTGTAAATGAACATAGAGCCTAATGAATTAGTACCAGCCTAATCATGGTCATACGGGTCCATACCCGCTATGTATAATCCAACAGGTGCATCCTATACTGGGTGTTCCCATATTACTATTGAACCAGTAGGGTCATCATCTTTACTTAACGGATATTTAGTAATGTCGCCTCTCTTCTTAGGTATCCACTTAAGTAAACCATCATCACCAAACACCAAGTCACCTACTTGTTTGTGATTTTGTAGACTACGATTGGTACGAATCATAGCTAAATGTGCTTGTAATTCTTTCTTAGGGAAGATGTTACCATTAAATTCGAGCATTGCTTCAGCAGGTGTAATAGGTCGCTCTGCTACATATCTATCTACAGCTGTAGTGCTAGTAGCATTTTCTATTACATCTCTACGTAAGTCTAATATTCTGTCTATTGACTTTTTATGCAAAGTATTACCATCTACATCCATATACAGACGATTGCCATTATCGTCCATGTCAGATATATTAGTATACTGTGGCACAAAGAATCCACATGGTTTATCTCCTGGGTTTTCATCCCATATATTCTAGAAGCCTAAGCAGTTATAACCTTTAGGATTGTAGAACATATCCTTCAATGTATCAAACGCTGAAGACGGATCACCGCCAGTACCAAATGCTAACATAAGACCATATGCTACACCATCTTGTTCTACAGAAGGTCTAGCAATCTGCCATGCTGCACCTAGTTCACTAAATGAACCCGCTTCCTCAAATAGGATAAGTTTACCTGATTTACCACGAACTACATCGGGATTATCTTTCAAAGTAACACCAATGATTTCGGATTTGTAACCTAATTCTATTTCATTGCCATACTCGTCTTTAACATTAACTGCTGCACGTTTACGCATCTAAGTATTAACAGATCTTTTCTTACCCCAAGCTGTATTCTTATCAATAAAGTCCATATAGTCCCATGCTTTAGTAAGAATACCATCTTCGGTAAGATACTGCTTGTTTGACGCGTATATGTATGTTTTACTATCCGGTATTAGATAATAGTTACGGCAAGCCATAGCTGCACCTTTAAAGGAGTAACCACGACGTCTAGCTTTTAATACACACATATGTGTACCTGATTCTTCAGCTTCCTATATAGCAGTAAAGTAATAGTAATCATAATCCCAGAAATCGGCAAATTCTACTTTTTTTACTTTACGTTTCTTTTGATTACCAAATCTATCTGTATATGTTTCATACACTACTCTAGAGATAGGGCAATAGTTCAAATAAAAATAGTTATACCCGCTTATCCAATCACCGTCTTCAGCAGTATAACCATCTATACAATATTTAATTTCCTTGTCCCAGAATTGAAAATACTCTGTAGTATTCTTAGGGTAGGGACAATAAGAGCCAGTCTCTATGTACTATAGAGCTGGCTTTCTGAACTTATTGCTATTCTTAATAGGCTTATAAAAATCAATCTTGCTTACTATCTATCTGTCTTCCATTATCTTCTTTTCCGAATTGAAAAGGGAGGTATTTAACCTCCCTAAATGTTGCGGGAGTTGGACTCGAACCAACGACCTTCAGGTTATGAGCCTGACTAGCTACCAACTGCTACATCCCGCCATAATAGAGTTATACCACTTAACTCTATAAAAGTGCCTACTTACGATTAGGACCATCATTAGCTGTGTTTACTATTGGATCAAATAGTAAGTGACTTAGGTGGTTACGTTGATGCGCGCTCATCTTCAATTCTTTATCAGCTTTTCTAGCTTAATATTTTTTATCTGTCTACTTCCATTCAGTACAGAGTATATCATAGAACTGCTTACATTTAATTTAGCCGCAGCTTCTTTAACGCTATCTACAATTATTGTTTCACAATCTGTTATTATCGCTACTCTATATTTAGATTTAAAAATTCCTTTATTAACTGTTGGAGCATTAAACCACTCTTGCTTACGGTTTTCTAATTCTTCTAGAGAGAAAGCTACTAAGTAATTATGAGTTTGTTTATATGTTCCATTTGCAGTTTTTGTTAGATTAGATCTATGTATATTAACTATCTTTGCCGCAGCAGTAACACTAATTGCATATATCAAACTATGATCTTTTAAAGAGTATAAATAAATAGGTTTGTAAAATTTTGTGACATTTTGCTTGACTATTTCTGATATCTTCTTTTTCTGCTCCACAGTCATTTTTAGACCAAGTACTCCAAAATCTCCTCCTTTTGTGCAATTATACCCATCAGAGTATGCTTTATATTCTTCTATATACTTTACTTCAAGATCGTCTAATCTTTTAATTATACTCTCTGTTGACTCTTCTGGATCTGGAACAAACGATTCTAAAATATCTATAGAAAAATTATGAAATCCATACTTATTAATAGCTCGATATATTGGCAAATCTATTTTCATATTTTTTGCATTTCTAAGATGATCTTTTATTCTAGATCTTAACTTAATACTTTGCCCAATATAACATTTACCATTTATATTGTTTTTAAATATATATATACCAGCTAATTTTGGATCAATTTCTCTATAAGTCATATTAATAGCGATGTATTGGTTGGGGTGGTAGGAATCGAACCCACTCACATAGAGGTTTAGAATCTCCGACGCTACCGTTACGTTACACCCCAATATACGCTTGACTTCTTTTAAGACACTCAAGCTATGTCTAGTCATAACTTTACTATTGAATAGTTATTTCTTCAAACTACGTTTTACAGGTTTAAAGATTCTCTTATACCACGGAGAATGCAATAGATCTTGGCGTTTAGCTTCACATTCTGCAATAGCTTCAAAAATATCTTTATTCTCGTCTGTAAGATCCAGAACTACATCTGGCATTGTAAAATTGTTCTTCATATTATTTTCAGTGTTAATACTCAATAAAACGCTTAATTTTATACTAGTTTCCATGTAATGTTTTTTTTAAACAAATTAATTTAATTCATAAGGATTAATCTCAGCATTACCTTTTACTTTAGTACTAGATAACTCTTCACTCTTAACTGCTTTCTCAAGTAAGTCTAATGATTTATAAACATTGCCTACACTTGTCATACCAGCTAGAATATCTTTAATCTTCTTTTCGTCTAGTATTTCATCTAGTGAGTCTCTATAGTACTTACTAATACTATCTAACTTCAATCGCATATTAGTTAGCATCTGTAAAGTATTAGTATTTTGAAATCCTATGAATTCTTTTTCACATTGTATTTCATCTGGAGTCAGCTTATAATTAGCATCACCTAGTAGTTGTTTCTTAAGCCTTGGTTCAATATTCTCTTTATCAGAACTAAGTACATATGGACTATCCCATTTATTCTTTAATACTATGTAACTGATTATATTAGTAGCATGCTCTTTATCAGGCTTATCGGCATCCCATACCTTTTTAAAGCATGGGATACCTAAAGCATCTGAATGTATTACTACTTTACCAGCTAAAATGTCAAATAATTTCATATTTCCACTTGTAATTATTATATTTCAATCTTCTTCCTTTACAGCATTCTATAATATATCTTTTACAATATTTAGTAGTAGTATCTATTTCTTTTATAGAAGTAAAGATTTTAACAAGTTGATTATCAAGTGTATACATCCCTATAGCTTTCTTTTTAGAATTAGCTATTTTTACTTGGCGATCATTATAATTGTTATTATATGCAATAGTACACCATTCTAGATTATCTACATGATTATTACTTTTGTTTTCATCTTTATGATTAACACAAGGTAATTCCTCACGATTAGGAATGAAAGTCATAGCTACTAATCTATGTACTTTAAAGTTCTTATACGTACCTTCAGAACATAATCTTACTCCTAAATAACCATCTTTATCTGGTTGTTGTTTTAATATTCTTTCAGGATAATATCGTCCAGCCCTACCAGACTCTGGTACAAATCTTCCAACAGATATTATGTCTCCAGATTCGCTTATTTTATATTTTCCTTCATATCCTGGTATGTCAAATAGCTTCATACGGCTCTATCTTTATCACTCCAGGGGTTAAAATCCTCTTCAATTGGTGGATTTTCTTCATGAAGCTGCTTCATTAATAGTCTTTTTTATAGTCTTTTTTAACGAAATAGCCAACTGATCTGTACTAGGAATAACAATTGTCTGATACTCTAATCCATCGCTGTTACCTTTAACCCATGTACCATATATTGCTAGTATATCACCTGCTTTAAACGGAACTAGTTCTCCATCGATAAGTACTTCTCCGTCTTCTTCAGCAATGTATGTTTCATCAATATAGAAACTACACTTTTTCTCTAGTTCTCTTACCTGTATGTTTTCCATATTGTCACCAGTAATACATACTTTTAATTTACCGTCAATTATATTCTTCATATTGTTTATTTTAGTATTTTATTACATAAGTAGAAAACTCCACAACCTATTATCATAGCAATCCATAAATACATCATGCTTTCTGTTATGATTATCATATCTTCCTAGTATTTAAATAAAACTCTCTAGTAAGTCTATCTACTAGTTCAATTGCATTATCTAAAGAGCAGTTAGGATTCACATACTCCGGATTCATTCGATACTTCTGAATTATCTGCTGATAATACATTATCTCCTGTTGTAGACTCTCCTGTGTTATGTTCATTGTGTTGCAGTTTTTCTGGTTCTAAAATCAAATCTGTACCTTTATTTTCTACTGTGTTTCCAGTGCTACCGTAGCCACCTTCACCTCTATCTGTATTACTTAGTTCATCTACAAATACTGGTTCTCCATGGAAACAAGGTACTATTACAAGCTGACCAATCTTCTCACCAATCTGGTATACTCTAGGCAATGCATCAGTAGTAAGTTTAAACTTCATCATCAGTTCACCTCTGTATCCTTCATCAATTACACCAACACAATTAGTCAGCATCATTGATCTCTTTGCTACAGAACTACGCATCATAAGTAGACCTACATATCCTCTAGGGATCTCTACTGCAACATCAGTGTGATATACTAGAATTACTTTGTTAGCTTCGTCTAACTCCTGTGTTAACCTAGTAGCCGTAAGATCATAGCCTGCATCTGTTGCGTGAGCTTTAACAGGCAATACACCGTTAGATTCTTTGATAATTGGAGTATTATTTTCATCCACTCCTTCAACATAATTAAGTTTCTTAAACTTCAATACCGGTTCTTCAAATTTCATTGTCTGTTCCATCATTATTTTGTGCATATTGTTTAATTAAAACCACTACTAATTTTGTAAGATCTGATAAGCTAATGTTTGATAAACGATATATTACCTTAGTATCTACTTCTATATTCCTACTATTAAATGCTGCATTATCGCATTTATCTTTCATCTCGACTATTGATACATTTAAAGTCCCACTGCCATTTATAAAGTAAGTATTTTGTATGTCTATACGGTAACAACAATTAGTTGCCATTACTAATACATGGTTGAGAGCATATAGGTTACTTAAACGTGTTTTCTCTATCTCTAACAAAGCACTTCTTCTTCTTTGTTCTTCATCTGAATACACATTTAGCTGTACTTCTTCAAATGGTACTACTTCTACTTTTTCTGCTATCTTAACCTCTTTATTCTTTTTCATTATTTGTGTAATTAATTAAGTAATTACTAATTCTTCCTGCAACCCAACCAACTAAGTAAGCGTAGTGTTCATTACCTGCTTCGTAGTTACTTTTAACTATTCCTAAGTAATCGAATATGCCATCTGCAACATGAACTGATTCATGGGGAACTACTTCAGATACTGTCTCTTTAGCTAATTTAGTGTTGATTAAAACAAGTAAACCAACTGCTCCTGTTTTCTTTTCTCTAACACACACTGTTACACCATCTACATTATCATTTGATACTACGATATCTCCTGGATTTTGATTATTCGAAGCATCCTACATTGTATCATAACCGTCAAACAACTTATTAGCTTCATTCAAACATTCTACTGTTCCAACATATAAATACACTGGATATATCTCAGGATCGTATGCAACTATTTTAGCCTTCGTTTTCTTCATTTAATCTTCTATATATATTTGCTATTACTTCATTACTTAACATATATAAGTAACAGTAAGTATAATCATCAAGGTAATATTCTTCATCAGGAGTAATTATCCTATTACTTTTATCATCTAATTGTATCTCACATTCTTTATGTAAGCCTATAGGATAAGACATTTTATAATAGACCATTAACTCAACTAGCTGTGTTCGCAGCTCCTAATTTAGGTCTTTTACTTTCACTCTTCTTATCGTCTTCATACTTCTTCTTAATCTTTATCTTACCTAAGTAAGAGAACATCAGTGTTCTAGTATCTTCTTCATCTGAGATTACCTTATTAGCAAACATAAAAGGATGATTACATATTACTTCTATTACTTGATGTGGTAGGTTATATTTCTTACTTAGTTGCTGGTATATATTCTATGTATTCTTTTTCATCAGAAAGATGTCTAATATTGTAGAATCTATTAGTAAGTAATTGATTTAATCCTTTATTACTATCTACAGTATTTGGTCTGATAGTATTAATAGTAGCTAAAACATCCTCAGCTCTGTCTATCCAACCTAGACGGTTAAGTAACCGTAACTTAGTTACTTCTTTGTTAGAGTATTTCTTCTTCGGTTCTAACAGTACTAGGCGAGATGTTCTTGGATTACCAATCATTGACATTGTTTCGTCGAATACGTAAAACTTATTATAATCTAACTTTTTTCTAGTAATAAATGACCAAATCTTTTCATACCATTTATATTCTTTACCTAAGAATATAGTTCCTGGTTTAACTTCAATTTGTTTCATTTTTCAATCTTAATATTAAAGTGATTTGAACTCTATCACCAATTATTTCAGGTATAATTGCCTTATTAACAGTAATTTCATCCTCCACTTTTCCTTGCACTAACAGACCTTTTTCTTTGAATCTCCCTATATATCGACTTAAATTGTCTGGAGTAATTCCAAGTTTTTGTCTGATATATTTTCTATTCTCTGTATTAATTACATTCTTACTATGACCAGGGAGCTTTTCGTAATTAACGTCTAGCTCGACCAAAGTAGTCATAAGTTCTAGCTCCCTGTCAGTAAGTTGCAATACTCCATTTAGAGAAGTAAGGAATTCTTTGTAAAGGTCAGTCTTATTGACTTGCTTTACCAGTTTATTCATTTTGCTAATTCCTTAATTTTATCAAGCAATTTGGTCATATTATAATAAACAGTCTCTGCTTCTACTTTAACACAAGTAGGGATAAGGCCTTCATTATACTTACTCAATACTTCATCTAAATCACTATCATATTTCTGAAGCATTGTATCACAGAAATCTTTGATAGCTTCAAGTCTAGTATCATTGTTAGATGATTTCATTTCAAGCAAGTAACCTTTCTCAACCAATTCATTTGCGGTATCTTCATCTACAGCAACAAATCTACTACTGAATTTATCCTGAACATTAAGAACCAACAAACCTTTTTCATTAGGCTCAAGCATATCACCTTTACGCGCTGCTGCAAATGATTTAATTACTTTATAACTATTCATATTATTAATCTTTTTTATTTAAACCTTTGACTGCTAGTGTGATCATAAGAGCACATAACAGTACTACTAGTATGTCTTCCATAACTGACTATAAAACGGAGGTGTAACAATGATGTTAATTTTAGTTAACACATTTTAACATTTAAAGTATAGATAAAATAAAAAGGTAGCTTTGAAAGCTACCTTTAAATAATTAATTTTTATTTTTATGAAACACTTAAATTTAATGTGTCATTATTTATTAACTACGGCAATCACGTCGTAAGGTTTAACCAACTGACTATTCTTATATAAATCAAAGTCTTTTGCAAACTTCTTGTTATATACTATAGTACTTCCAACCTTATATGTAGACTCTTCAGGAGTAGTTAGACAAGTAGGTAACGCAAGTACCACACCCTTTAAGAATTCAGATTCAACATCTTTAGTCTCTGTCTTAGTTTCATACTTCTCAAATCCATCTTCATCTTTCTCACCTGTTGGAATTTGTGTAATGATATCTTTCTTAACCATTACTGGTTCTAAAGGCTTAACTAATACATCTTTCTCAAATGTATATTCCAAGTTGTTTACAACTGTTTCTAGTATTTTATCTTCCATGTAATTATAAACGTATTATTTCTTAGTATGTTTCACTTCTTTAAGGATATTCCCACCATTTGAGCAACAAAAATGCACAGCTCTAGAAGGACACTTTGTTAGATCACCAAATGCACAGCCATCACAACTACCAGACTTATTAGCTTCAATTAAGTACTGTTTACTATTTATCTCAACTGGTATATTATTCTTAATAATCTCAGCTAACTCTTTATCGTATATGTACATTACTTTTTATTTAAATCTAAAATTACTTCTTTGAAAATATAACCCTGAGTACAGTAAGAGGTTCTATTTGCATCACATCCTGTATTTAGGAAAGCACAACCTTTACAGCTACTTTGATCTGTTTCCATTACTAAGAAAAAGTCTTTGCCGTTTACATCTACATATTTACCCGGATATGCGATTGGTCGTCTCTTACTAGTATTTAATATCTTATTTGCCATAGTATATAATTATTATAAAGTACTTAGTAAAGTAAGAGTAGATTATTAGTTAATTAGTATGTATATACTATGTAATTACTAACCCCTCTTACTCCCCTATAAACGTATAAGTTCTTACTTAGGTTGTACTAACTTGTACTATAATTAACAGTTTTTAACTATTTACTTATTGCCTTTTATGTAATAGTTAATGCTTGTTAATGTGTAGATATACTGCTCTCTTTACTACGTTTTATATATGTAACCAACCAATATTGATATGATAAACTTAATTAAGGGTAGAGAATTACTTAGTATAGTAGTAGATGACATAACTAATAAATTACATGAAAAGGAAGAACAAAATACAGAACTGCCAAACATAATACGCTGTTATGCCAGTAGTGAATTTATAAAAGCATTGTTAAATAAACCTAAAACAGAAGCTAATTCCTTTACTTATAAACTTAATGATTTTGATGTAACGTTATATTTTATGCCTTGTGACTACTTACCTTTTGGAGTAGTAGATTATGGATTTTTCTAATATAAAAAAATTTTTACGAGTTATTTTGTGTGTGGGGAGACCTGCACATAAATCACTCCCCGGGATATAGTAATGGGAGGAACACCCGTAGGTATCTAAACAGAGGGTAAAAACTCTTCCCTTTCAAAGCTATGTTAACAAGAATTGTAGACGCAAGAATGGTAGACTTAAAAAACTCCAGCGTTTCGCAAGCGGTTTATATTAAAGCCGTGGAAGAAACGGGGAGTACTTCAGAAAAGAAAGAACTTGTAAAGAAAGACGCAAAAGGAAGAAGGATATTTAACGCTAATGTGTTAAATAAATCTATGTTTCCGAACGTTTTTCATACGGTATTATTTCCTGAAAACGAGGAACTTGTTGAAATGTTTCGCGAAATCGTTGAAGAAAACGAGGACAAAGAAGAAAATGAACGTGATTATCCGATGATTCACTTGTGTAAACAAAATGTACCGGTTAGTGATATTTCCGGCTCTGAGTACATTATGCGCTATACACGAGACGACGACGACGGTAATTTCCAAATGGGTGACGTAGTATTAGATGATGATGGAAACGTTAAAATCTTTGACCAAATTACAGTAGTTTTGCTTTGTGACGATAATGACGAACCAACCGAAAATGCCGTGCGAAAAGCCCGCAACCGTTACAAGCAAAATATGAAGTTTGATGATGAATTTGGCTTTGCTGTGTGGCAGACATACGAGGAATATCTCGAAGAAGAAGCGGAAAAAGCCGAAAAAGAAGCCCGTAAACGTGGCAATAACAATGATGGTGGTTCTGAATTTGCGGATAGAGCAAACGCGCGCAACAAAAACAATTCTCAAAGCGGTAACAATCGTAGACGTTAAAAAATTTAGGTGTGTGAGTGAGTGGGTAAGACTATTTTTCACTCCACACCTTTTAACGTTATCGACAAACGCAAAAAATGTTGACAACTCAATATATGGCTCTTGTTCTCTACGTTCCTCACAATAGCTATATGTCGACATAGCACTTTTTTGGAGTAGCACAAGCTACGGAATAGCGAAGCTTTAGACACCTACGAGTATTTCCAAATATGTATTATTAACCAAAAAATAGTTGAAAGCGTATATACTTTAAACTTTCATAATCATGATCATTTAATAGAAAACTAAGCGATAGTGAAAATCTATGTAAGTCTTAGCGTGGTTAGGTAACATAGACCACCGAAGCGAAGAGCTTGTTACTATCTGCTTATAGACCAGAGAATAATAGTCTATATTGTGTTCTACGAGATTAGAACTTTGCACTTGAGCGAGATTCAAGTAACACTATGTGAAATGCAGTCATAGTGAAATACTGGAAGTTTTCTAAAGGCTTTTGATGAAATTACAAAGCCTTATATTGAATTTATAGGTCAAAAGGGCATATAAGACCTTCATAAACCTGTGTACTCTCTCACGTACAAACTCGAGAGCTTTGCCTAATGTGTATCTCACTCTAAAAAACTCAATAACTTCCCAAGACATTGAGGGCACCAGTTTCTTTACTATAAAATGCGCGTAAACTGCCAAAAGGTGTGAGTTGCTGCTCGTAAAGTTTTAGGTGTAAAATGCACATTAATAGATTATAATAGTAAAACCATATGGTAAGGACACAGTTAGGTTCGCTGTGAGTGCATCCTTTAGTAGCAACTAACCAAAGCAAGTATAGATGGGAATAAGCTATTACCTCGATATGCTTAATGAGGTGCTTGACAGTCTGACACTAACTGAACAATAAGTGTCAAATTTCTTTAGGTATCTAACTATTATATCAACACAATGATATATGAAAACTCGTGTATTTGTATTCAGGTTTTAGATGTAAAATACAATTTAATTCAAAGTGATATGGAAGAGAACAAAGACAACAAACAGTCTATCCTAGAAGAGATATTAGAGCTTCTATGGGAAACCTTTGCAGTAATTATTTGTGCTGCTCCTTTTTTATTAGGAGTATACGCTCTAATCAAATGTATATTTGAAGCTATCTTTAGGTAAGGCGAAAGCCTATAATTTAATATTATCAAAATATGAAACGAATAACAAATTACGCGTTGAATTGCCTTATAGAACAAGGTATTTCAAAGGAACACATTAAGAGTCTGGTTAAAGCGATCGAGAATCAGACGAGAGACAATATCTTGACACCTGAGCAGGCTATAGAGATATTGTTAGATGGTGTAATATATGAAGAAGAGTTACATCAACAAACTGTACTTGACTCTAATGCTTGCAACTCTGGCAGT